AAGAAAACTTGGAAAGAAGTATTGGTAAAAAATAATATAAAAGAACGCATTCGCTCTGATCAATTAAGAAGATCATATATTGAATATTGCGTTGAATTGAATATAAAACAAAACTGTGTTCATTGTGGTAACGACGGAACATGGATGGGGAAAAAAATGATTCTTCATGTGGATCATATTGATGAAAACAGAGGGAATAATATTCCAAGTAATTTACAATTATTATGTGCCAATTGTCACATGGTTAAAACTTATGATAAATAATTTTATGGCTCAGTAGCTCCAATGTAGAGCGATAGTTTGAAGCACTATGCGTTGTCAGTTCAAGTCTGACCTGAGCCGCCATTTTATGGGCGTGTGGTGGAAATATAAGACACGGCGATGACTCCGCTGATATAACCGAAGGAGGGTATGTTCCTGAGTGAAAGGTTGTATCGTTTACTGGTGAAAATCCAGTCGTAGCCCACCATTTTTAATGAAACAAAAACNNCCAACATTAGAAGGTAGATTAAATAGTCCATTGACTAGTGAACTGGATGCATTATTGCAATTGAGTCAATCAGTACCTTTGAGTGAATATGGCAAAAAAAGATTGGAACAACTACTTGACAAAAAGAAAAAGACTAAGTAGTATAGCACAAGATTTTTAGAAGTAGTCGCCCCAATTATTGCATTGGGTTAATATAGATGAATCGAAGTATATCTATAGATTTGCAGTGTTGCAATGCGGCGAATGATTTACTAGCAATAATATTGTGGTAGCTTAGTGGTTCCAAGCACCGGCATATAGAGCCGGGGATGTGGGTTCGATTCCCTCGCAATCAATTATTGGCTGACTGACAGACGCAATGAAAAATTCTAGATAAGTAATTGCGGAACGCAAAAGTTCGTGAAATCCAGTATAAATTTTAATTAATGGGGTACAAGCTTTAACGGTGAAGCAACTGGCTTTTAACCAGTAGAACACGGATCGTTACCGTGGTGCCCTACCAATTTACACCAACTCTATGAAACAGGTCGTGTGGTAAAAGAGATAGCGGGATTATTGTTGACGACGAACAATAACCGAATATGCATATGAGCTAACTATCATGTTGGTGCCAACATCGTTGCAACGGTGTTGGATAATTTTGAGATAATATTCACGGTGTGAAAAGCTTCCGTGGCAAAAACTCAATGGGTAACTGACCCCATAAGTGACTACCAACCGGTACATTTGGTAAAACACAGAGACAGTTTGGAGAGACAACACCAATTTTAACGGAACCATAAGTCAATTGGATTAGACTACGATACTCTTAATATCGTGATCCGGGTTCAAATCCCGGTGGTTCCACCAATTTAAGACATCTAGCGGCAATTCGCTCCGTTAATGGTAGAGGTTGAAATCTCGCACCATGATGAATGACAGAGGGAAAGAACCCACCAATTTTAATAGAGGGGTTTGGTAGTTATAAACCGTCAAAATCAGGGAAAACTACAAGTCGAGATAGATATAAATGAACGCTTCGTGAAATCCTTAACGCAAATACTTTATGGGGTATAAGAGGAACAGCAGACTCGCTTCCCTGTCACGGAAGAGATAGTCGGGGCAGCACCGATATACCTCGCCATTTTAACTGGCCGTTAATTCAATAGCAGAATAGACGACTGATAATCGTCCTACGCTGGAGCGTAACCAGCACGGCCAACCAATTTTAGATACACACAGCAACAAAAAATTCTCCTGCTAAGAGAGTGATGTGGTGTTCGAATCCCACTTGCGGCACAATACGCCGCGATAGTTTAATGGTAAAACCCTAAAAAAATGTATCTAGTATTTATGCTCCTATACGATAATGTAGTCCCTTTGGCCGATTACCGAAGTGTCGTGGTTCAAGTCCACGTAGGAGTACCAATTTAGAGATGTATACAGCAACAAATATACTAATTGATATGTAAATCAAAGGTTGTGAGTTCGAATCTCACTCGCGGCTCTCGATGCCGCGATAGCTCAATGGTAGAGTTTAAAGTAAAAAAATGCATCTCGTTTTTTAATAACGGCCTCGTAGCTCAAATGGATTAGAGCGCACGGTTTCTACCCGTATGGTTGGGGGTTCAAATCCCTCCGGGGCTACCAATTTTTTATAATGCTGCTATAGCTCAATTGGATTAGAGCACTTGACTACGAATCAAGAGGTTGTAGGTTCGACTCCTACTAGCAGTACCAATTTCAAACAAATAGATATTTTTAAAATAATTTATCTATTTATAACATATGAGTCTTTTTGAAGAAACGTTTATCAAACATCGCGCATTGGTCGTATCGAACAATTTGAATGAAATTTTTGCTATTTCGCATAGACAAATATTAAAAAAAGAATTGATGATGTTTTTACAAAAGCAATTTGAATCCGGCAATATTAAATCTGTGCATGGTGGAATAAGTACAGTAGAATATAAATCAACTGATTGGATTGAGCCAATGGCTGATAATATGATCCAACATATGGTTGAATATTTTGAAACGATACGCAGTCAAACGGAAAAAGATATGAATTCTAATGTTCCGTTGGAGCAAGATTAAAATTTATATAATGGGCGTGTAACTCAACTGGATAGAGTGCAAGTCTTCGAAACTTGAAATTTCGGTTCGAATCCGAACATGCCTACCAAATTTACAATAATGGCCTTATCGTCTAATGGCTTAGGACGGTAGACTTTCAATCTACAAATCGTGGGTTCAATTCCCCGTAAGGCTACCAATTTAAAAAATAATGTTATGTTTGTTTCCAGTGGAATTTTACGATATAGTTATGAAGACGGCTACAAATTGATTGTAGAAGTTGATTATGATTTAGCAAATTACTATTATTCATTAATACCCAAGTATTACAGGGTTCAAAAGCCTAGATATAAACCACATATAACTGTGGTACGAGTAAAGCATGAAATGCCTACTCAATTAAAATATTGGGGAAAATATGATGGTGATACACTCATATTTAGATATGATGGAAGTGTTCATTATGATAATGATTATTATTGGCTTAGTGTTTGGTCTAGTGAATTGGAAAAAATTCGACGCGAATTAGGACTTAGTGATACAAGTCGAATAATGAAACCACCAACTGGATTTAAAAAGAATTTTCATTGCACAATTGCAAATACAAAATAGGTGTCTGATGTTTAACGGTTTAGCATGAATCTCTCCAAAAGATTTTGTATCGGTTCGACTCCGATGGCACCTGCCAAATTTTGATTGACACAACTGCCTCCATAGTATAAAAGTATTACACATCATTGGTAATGATGAAAAGTAGGAGCGTTACCTACTGGAGGCTCCAAATTTATGAGATTGATTGTAACAGGACATCGAGAAGAAAAATTATCAAATTACGATGTTGATTGGATTGTATTGACATTGCATTCGATAGTGTATACTCTAAAGACAGATAAAGGAATTTCGCTTGCGTATAGCGGAATGGCAAGTGGAGTAGACTTATGGTTTTGTGAAGCATGTTTGATTTATCAAATTCCATTTATTGCGTGTATTCCGTTTGAAGAACAAGCGGATTATATGTTGCCCGAAACAAAAATATTACGTGACAAATTATTAGCAGAGGCTAAAGAAAAAAAGCTTGTCAAGAATTCGTGGATGGTAGATAATTGTGATCATGCGATAGTAATTTGGGATGGCAATAAAGGTGGAACACACAATGTGTTGCAGCAGTTGATTGAAAAACAAATTCCTTTTACATGGATAAATCCAGTTTCACAAAAAGTCTGGAACTGTATATAATGGTGTATGTAGCATAATTGGTTTAATGCCCTTGATTGTGAGTCAAGCAGATGCGGGTTCAAATCCCGTCGTACACCCCATTTTTTAAATGCCTGTTTGGTGATAGTGGTAGCACGTCTTTTTCGTAAAGAGAATGCACTGGTTCGATTCCAGTAACAGGCTCCAACAATTTAATTGGCACTTAGCGTAACGGCAACGCAATCGGCTCTGACCCGAAAGATTATAGGTTCAAATCCTCTAGTGCCAGCCATTTTATGCCCGGTTGATACCGAGTGGTAAGGTAGCGGTCTGCAAAACCGATGCAAGAAATTGCGACGTAGGTTCGATTCCTACACCGGGCTCCAAATTTTTGAAGATAGACACATCACGGGGGGGTCGATTCCCTTTGGTTAACGTGTTAATGTGGAACGAAAGACAAAATTAAAATGTTGTTGTTGAGTCTAATTAGCTCGCCGTGAAATCCTTCTATATAAATCTATAAAATTATTATGGAACTTCATAAAAAAGAAAAAGAAATGAAACACGCATTAGCATTGATGCGTGAGGAGAATAAGTTATTAAAACAAAAATATAGTATTTTACCAATTAAATTGGAGACTCCTATTCATCATGGCTATGTGAGAAGCGTAGAATTACGTGATGACATCAAATCTAGACCTGATTATACAAAAATTCTAGAGGTTGTCCGTTTTCTCGGGCAGTATAAACAATATCATCCTAATAAAGATTTTATATCACGTAATCGTAAAGATAAAGTCGAGCAGCATGCATATTTAAAGTCCATCACAGATCCTCGTTTTCGCTTTTATTATACAGAAGCTAAACGAACTGAAGATATTGAAAAAATAAAATCGATGGAAAAGTATTTATGGTATCATGCAACAATTTATAATTGTGCGTGTGATGATCGTAAACACGAAGTTAAATTTCAACAATTTAAACCACATTATTCTTTTAAGTTTCCTTGGATGCTAAAAGAAATTACAAAACCTCATTATTTGACTCATTATACTCCAGTAGAAGGAGAATTGGAAAGTAGACTGAAAGAGTTACATACTGAATTATATAACAATAATTATTATCAAAAATATGCTGATAATCGTAGAGTATATGATAAAATCTACAAAGCAGATTTATTAGCTATTAAATATGATAATAATAAATCTGTAATATATCATTCTTTAAATGATATGGATGATTCAATTATTTCATAATTGAATGCATACTTTTACCATCTAATGAAGGTGTATAATAACGATTTGTGACACCTTTACGTTCCCATAATTCAAGATCATTAATACCATTGGCGTTTGTTTTGCCTGCACTAATTAATGTGTAGGTGTAACCATTAACGACAATGGTTTTTTTGTTGCTGCATCCAGTAATTAAAGCGGCAATCAATAAAAATAAAGTTGTGATCTTCATGTCAATATATATTAATTGCATATGTCTTTATATAAAAAATTTATATCAATTCGTGAAGAAATAATGAAACATAAATGGATAGAAAGTGAAAAAAGACAGCACGATATTGGATTTGAATTTGCGCTAGTTGATTGGATTAAAAATCACCGACCTGATTGGCTGGAATCTCAGAAAGATGTTGACAAGGCGCAATAAACCACGTATGCTATTGAACATAATTAAGATACATCATATGAAAACATTGTAGAATTGCAAAGAAGCTGTATTTCATTTCAACAAAGCACACCTAAATGATCCTAATATTCCTATGTGGGTGTTAAAAACCAAAGGAACGACATATTATGTAAATCATGTAAGTGCAAACGTTGGGTGGACGACCAAAGAAACGCCTGATAATGTCCATACAAAAGGCAGTTTAAAATTCAAAAATGTGGACATCATAATTGATGAGCTTAATGAAGCAACCATTAATGCGTCTATAGTTTAACGGTTAAAACAGTGGTCTCTAAAACCATATTTGCGAGTTCGAATCTCGCTAGACGCACCATTTTATATGAATGAACAAATAAATACTACGTTTACTGGAACAGTTGATCAACTCTTGGATCATTGTTCAAAAATAGACTTTGACATCAGCGAAGAAGAAATAAAAGCCAGAAATTATGAACTTTCTTTGAAATATATTATGGACTCTGAAAATGTCAATAGAGAAGAAGCTATTGAAATATATAATTTTATTGCACTTCAGGAAGTCAAAGAAACTGTAGATAAGCTTGTCAAAGAAGGATTATTACAAATAAGTGGATATGACGAAGAAGGAGAACCAAAGTTTGAACTAACAGAATTAGGCAAGCAATGTGCTGGTGAAATTAAAAATCAGGAGCAAATCAAAAACTCTAAAAAAACCAAAAAGAAAAAATGAAATTTATATTAATGGGCATAATACTAATTTGTGCATATATTATTGTAGCTCTATTGATTAGTAGATTTTGCGGCACAAACACTAGATTGGAGCAAGAGTTGAACGACAATGATCGAAGTGATTCCAACTAAACAGCAGATTACTATTGCCAAGCGTAAATCCAAAGAAATGGGAGTTCTAAATAACTCTATTACAAATGGCAACGGTAATGTGTATGGATTTTTAGGAGAATTATTGGTTAATGCCTATATAAAAGGCAAATCAAAGAACACTTATGATTATGATATTGTTAAAGACAATATAAAAATAGATGTAAAAACAAAAACTTGCACAAGTCCCCCGCAACCACACTATTATTGTAGTGTTGCTGCATACAATATACGTCAGAAATGTGACGTGTATTTTTTTGTACGTATCATGGAAGATTTTAGTAAAGCTTGGATATTAGGCGGCTGTAGTAAAGATTATTTTTATAAAAATGCACAGCTAAATAAAAAAGGTACGATTGATGAATCATCTGCTTATAAATGGAAATTTAAAGCAGATTGTTATAATCTGCCTATTAGCAAATTGAAAGCACTACCAACTTAACTAATTGTAATTTTTGTATGGTTTGTATTAAAATGTGCAGTAATGTATGACAAATCATCATTAGACCAATTACAATTTGAATATTGTAGTGTAGTTAAAACAACATTTTCAAAATACCACGTTTCAATTGTATCACTCGTTGGTCCTAATATCTGTAAATTTATATTTAGTTTTTTACCAACTTCTGTATTTAATATTTTTGCCAAATTAATTGCAACTGGATCGTAAATACTAATTGACATTGAACTATATTGTGGGTACGAAGCAAATTCGTCCATATAAATTTCAGGACGTTGAATTTCTTTAATCAAATAACTTGGAATAATTTCATTTTGATGTTGATCTAGTAATTTTACCAAGAATCTATTTTTTATTTTTGGTTCAAATATAGTTTCATTTACATCAGGATCTGCTCCTTCAGATATTGTATTTCTTGGATTTGTTGCATCAGTATCTATAACGGTATCAATTGTTTTTGGTTTGCCGTCAACTTTAAAACTTTTTTGTTCAATCATAACATCAATAAATAGCTATATTAGTGATTTTTTAACTATTTATATATATGATAAAACTGAAGGGCATACTTTTTGAGAACTTTAGTCTTGCTAAAAAGTTGTATATTGACACTGGAAAACTAGATCAACAAGATGTTGATTTTTTAACATCATTGTGCAATAAAGATTATACATTTAAAACACTTGCTGATTTGATGTTGGAAGATAAAAAACATTCCATAAAATGGAATCGAGATCAGTGGAAAAAATGTTATTTGCAGTTAAAAAATTATAATAAAAATATATTTCCAATTGAAGATTTTTCTTTTGATTCTTCAAATGTTTGTGTCTCTAAAAATCTAATAGTACATAGAGAAAATGTGTTGATAGAATTTAACAAATGGCCAAGTATTGCAAAAAGAAATCTAAAATCAGATATTCGTATTCCTAGAAAAGAATACGAATTCGGGTATCTTGATGACTTACTCGCTCATGTAAATCACTATTTATCTTTATTGAATAATAGATCAGAAAGTGTAAAAAATCAAATTTATAAAAAAATATTTAGCAGCAACCATCCTAAATTTGATGATATACTAGGATTTTTGGAAGATAAAACTAATTTACTGCATGGAACGGCATTTACAAAAAAACAATTTTACAAGATAGTAGAACAAAATTCATATGATCTGAAGATTGTATATGACAAAGACAATATTGTTATTGTAGATGTCACTGGTCAGCCGGGAATAAAAGCATTGGGTTGCAATAGTTTGTGGTGTTTTACATATGGAGATGAATACGGAAAAGCAGGTGAACAATGGGATCAATATTCATATAATGGACACGTATATGCAATAATTAATTTTTCAGAATCACAGGATAGTCCAGAATTTATTCATATTGTAATAAAGCCAATTTTTGAAAAATCAAAAATTCCACATTATGATCCAAAACAAACATATTTTCCATTTAAACACGACATGGATAATTCATATAGTGATGATAGTGGCGTATATGACATGAGCAATCAAATGGTGTATGGAAATCAATATGAAATCATAAATGCTTTGGTCAAGCATGATCCAGACGCACTAAAAGTGTTTACTTTTGAAGATATTTAATATATTTATATATATGATTTTGCTGACCAACATTGCCACTAGAGTTCTTAATGAGATATTATCATATAAAGAACTCATGGATTTTTCAGAGCCTCAACGAAAAAAACGCGCAATGAAAATGCGTACATCTTCATTGCCTATGCGAGCAGATGCAACCAATGAATATTGGAATTTTAGTTATAAGAGTGATAAGAGTCATATTACTCCACGTCCGCCGAATAATCCACAGGGCATTAGTCATAAAGGTCGAATTACGTTCAGAAAAAATAATGCAAATAAAAGTTCTGATGAATTGCCATGTAAAGTAGATTGTACTTGTGAAGATTATAGATATAAGTATGCATTTGCAAATCATGACAAAGAAGCTGGAACAATGGGCGGCAACAGCTTAAATAAGTGTAATGGAAAATATCCAAATATTACAAATCCACATTTGCGCCCCGGCCTATGCAAACATTTATTGAGTTTGCGTAACTATTTAAAAACCAAATTACAGGAAAGCGACAAACCTACACTTGCAGAAAAATTGGATGACGTTGTTCAGAAATATCCTACAGATATATTGCAAGTTAAAGATTGATTAAGAAAAAAGTTGACTTGTTTCCGATTCTTCGATACTATGTATGCACACTAAAAAATCTTACACTTGGAACTGTAAGACCAATTAGTAAATAAAAAAACAGAAAGTATATATATTATTATGAAGAAGTTATTATTGTCGTTGATGGCTGTATTGGCCGTCGCTTTTAATGTCAGTGCTTTGGATTTTTCCATTGCTGGTACTGGCGTAACTCAAACTCAAGGAACTACCAGTAGCGATTTTGGCACTGCAATTCGATTGGAGCATTTTGCTACTACCAATATTAGTGTTGGTTATATTCAAGGAATTAACGTTGCTACTCCAGATGTTCGTGGTTCAAGCGAGCTATTTGCTGCGTACAACCTAGATTACAAGGTCTTTGGATTTAAGAACCAAGCATTTGCTGGTGCTGGCGCAACTTTTGGATATGGTGATGGTTTGCCAACGTGGCATGCTGGACCATTACTCGGTAATCGTTTTTTTGTAAAAGATAACGTATATATTTTGGCCCAAGCAAACTATGATGTTGGCCTAAATAATGTAGCCGACAATCAGGTTCGCTATACACTAGGTCTTGGTGTTCGATTCTAAACAATAAATCGATTTATAATAATCGGCATCAACAAAATTGATGCCGATTTTGTTTTATATGAGGAAATATTATGGCACATTTTATTAAATTAAACGTATTGCAACACGGACATGAAGAAACAAATCAAAGACATTATGTTCAAACATTAATCAATTTGGACATGGTTGTTAATATTGAACCTTCCAAAGTTCATAGTTTGATTTTCACAAAAAATCATTCGACACAACCAATCCGAGTAAAAGAAAGTTTGGACGAAATTCTAAAATTGAGCAAGTGTTGTAAATAAAATAATTATCACAGATTTTTTTCAATTATATATTGATCAATCCGATTAGTATGTAATTGGAAATAGAAAGAAAAAACAAATATGGCAACACCAAAGAAAACCAAAAAGACAACCAAGACCGCAACCAAGTCAACTAAGACTGTTGCAAAGACTACTAGCAAGGCAAAGACCACGGTCGCAAAGCCAACTACAAAGTCTGCTGTAAAGTAATTGAAAAAAAATGAGCGTTTTCAAAATTTGAAAATACTTATTGTTATACAATGAATAAATTCGTACAATCTTCCGTCGTAGGATCAGCACTCGCTAGTGCTGCGCTACAACCTAGTTTAGTTCTAGGCTAACCAACGGATAATTGCATAAATTTAAACCCGTTGGCCTAAAAAACCAACGGGTTTTTTGTTGTAGAAAGTTGTTGACGTTTAGGAAAAGTAGTCTAAGATGTATGGACAGTTGACGGCAATGTTGTTCGAAAGAAACGGTGAAACAAAAACAGCAACAAAGTTGTTGACAGTCGAAGAAAAAATGCTAAGATAGTTAGCACAATGAAGGTCGAAAGACCAAACCGCTTTTAGAAATTTTGAGCGTATAATCAAAACCGTAGAGGCGAGCCGTGGGAAATCGGAGACGCCAGTCTAATGTAAATTAGGCCACCAACGATAGGTACACAAATCCCTAAATTTTATTAATGGGCGGTTAGCTTAGTGGAAGAGCAATTCCTTTACACGGAGAAGGTCGGAGGTTCAAATCCTTCACCGCCTACCAAATTTTAAGACCGAGATGTGACAATTTGTGAGTCATCTTAAGAATCCGCTATCTTGTGGGTCAGGACGTATTTATTATCGGGATGTAATGTCAAAAGTAGACGGCCTGTTTTGGAGACAGGAGGTTGAGATTGCAAAATTCTCCATCCCGACCATTTTTTTCGGCGCATAGCACAGTTTGGCTAGTGCGTCTGCTTTGGGAGCAGAAGGTCGCAGGTTCAAATCCTGCTGCGCCGACACAATTTTAGAGATGTGTGCCGCAATCAAAAATACATAATTGGTTCAATTCCAATATTTTCCACACCGGGAAATACGCCTTAATGGTAAGGCACTGAGCTAAACACTCAGAGTAAAAAAACGCATCTCGATCTTTTTAAGATACACACAGCAACAAATATAAACTATCATATTGAAATGAAATGTCTTGTCTGCGGACCATGAAAAAAATGCAGGTCAGAAGCAAAACTGTAAATAAGTTGTATCTTGTTTATTTATAACGGGCATGTGGATAAGCGAAACTGGAACAAGCAATTCGTTTAGAGCGAATCATCCTTTATCTGTTCGAATCAGTTCATGCCTACCAAATTTACAATGGGCTTGTGGTGCTAATGGTAACACATCTGATTTGCACTCAGAGGTTAGCGGTTCGATCCCGCTCAGGTCCACCATTTTATGAAAAGTAACAAAGAACGTATTGCACACGAAGAAAAATATATAGCGTTTCTTGAAAGACGTTTGAATAGTGCAAACTTCAAAAATAATGCGAGTGCCGAAGAGTTTGCGGCAACTCAAACAAAATTAAAAAAAGCAAAACTCGTACTTAAAGTTTTAACCAAATAATGGTCATGTGGATAAGGGAAATTGGAACAACCGTGATACTCAAAATATCATATCCTTTGCACGTTCGAATCGGGTCATGACTACCAATTTTTAGATACATACAGCAACAAAATCTTCTAGGAAAAAGAAAACAAATGTATCTTGTTAATGGGTGTGTGGATAAGGGAAACTGGAACAACCGCAATACTTAAAATATTGTATCCTATGTAGGTTCGAATCCTACCACACCTACCAATTTTTAATGGGCCAGTAGCATCAATGTAATGCATCTCACTTGCAATGAGAATATTGCGGGTTCAAGTCCCGTCTGTGTCCACCAATTTATTAATACGTAGCTGCGACTAGCGATGAAGGTTCGATTCCTTCGCAAAGTGGAACGCAAGTCAGAGGCATAATTTGACAGAATTATGTCAACGTATATATGGAAGTTAGCTGAATATTAGTTTGTCAGAACTGTTTGCTAAACAGTGCCGGGGTAAAAGCCGGTGGGGGCGCAATTCCCTCAACTTCCGCCACTTTTTTGTTATTGAAACGATATCTAAGATGTTAGAATATTAAAGTAAGTAACTAGTTACAATTGCATTGGCGATGACATTAATTCCACTAGTGAGCTTTTGTAACGATTTTGGTAAGTTAACTATAGTGGCCTATAGGACTGTCTTGAAAACAGTACGCTCGTCTAAAAAACGGGTGGGGATCGATACCTCAGCTTACCGCCATATTTTAAATGCAGTAGTGGTATAATGGCTATTACGTGAGTCTTCCAAACTTAAAATGAGAGTTCAATTCTCTCCTACTGCACCAGTTTATGAAAACAACAATTCACAATAAATACAAAGAACAATATGATGTATATATTGGGAGACCTTCAGTATTTGGTAATCCATTTCAAATAGGAAAAGACGGCGACAGACAACAAGTTGTAGAAAAATATAAAAATTATTTTTATAACAAAATTCATATGGATGAAATTTTTAAAAATCAAGTATTGACTTTAAAAGGAAAACGACTAGGATGTTTTTGCAAACCGCATGCTTGTCACGGAGATATAATTTGTGAATATCTCAATAATATTTAGTTAAATTGGGGATTATTATAATGGCTATTATGTCTCGCTTTGAACGAGAAGAAGCAGGTTCGATTCCTGCATCCCCTGCCAAATTTATGATTACATTAAAAGATTACATAACAAACGCAACAAATATAGTAGCATTTACCGGAGCGGGAATAAGCACCGAAAGTGGTATTCCTGATTTCCGATCAGTTGGAGGACTTTATACTTCTGGAGAATTTGAAGGAATGTCACCTGAAGATATTTTGTCTCGTCGTACTCTTAGAAATAATCCGGCTCTATTAACTTCGTTTTATAAAGAACGTTTGCTAAAATTGGTAGATAAAGAACCAAACAAAGCACATTACGTTCTTGCAAAATTAGAAGAACAAGGAAAATTAAAAGCAGTTGTCACCCAAAATATTGACGGATTGCATGTAAAAGCTGGATCGAAAAATGTGTTGGAATTGCACGGTACTTGCAAAACATTTCGGTGTATTAACGGATGCAAATTTACATTTGATGTTAATCAGTATTTGCAAGCTATTGACTCGAAAGGAATACCAAAATGTCCAGTATGCACTCTTGGTATTGTACGACCAAACACAGTATTGTTTGATGAATGGTTAGATGATACTACATTTGAAACAGCACAAAAAGCAATAGTTGAATGTGATTTATTGCTGGCAATTGGTAGTAGTTTACAGGTTATGCCAGCGTGTAGTTTGTTGTTTGATCGTAGTCCTCAATGCAAGCTTGTTATTATTAACAATACACCAACTGCATTTGATCAGTTTGCCGCACTTGTTTTACGAGAAAGTTGTGGACAAGTTTTGGATGATGCGGTAAAGTAAGCACAATAAAATTTGCGTTCTAATAAACGCAAATAATATTTATAAATAGTTATTTGAAATTTATGGGCGTGTACTGGTTTCGAGCTAAGATTCTAGTCATGCTAGGCATGTGGAAGATGATGGTTGGCTTCCTAAAAAATCCATTAAAAACCTAAATGCAGAAGACAATGTAATTGCATATGACTTCAACTATGATGAAGTCGCTGTTGCTACCTAATTGATAGGTAGTCCGTATAATACAGAATATCTGATACTGTAGTATACGCCATTTATCAGAGTAAATTTAACAATCGGATTGTGTTGTTGAATTGACCATTGAGCAATCTCAAGGGCACTTCGGTTTTTCATTTATTAGAATTGCCACGAATAAAATCAAAGTGAATAAACATGTAGTCTGGTATGGGTAAACTGTTAAACACGCGAGTTCGACTCTCGCCACGTCCACCATTTTATCGGTGTTTTTCAAAAAGTCGATGCTATATATTGTCATATGACAAAAGCAGAAGCAGAAAAAAAGGTTTACGAACTCACTGAAAAATTAATTTTTACAAAAAAAGATTTTAAGGATGTTGCGGCTGGTTACAAAGAAAAAATCAAAGAGCTTGAAAATGAAATCAAAGCTGTGGTAGAAGATGCTGGTGATTTGAGTCTAAAAACAGATAAAACATCACCAGAAGAAGAAGTATAATTGTTCTTTAAAAACATAATGGCAAGGTGGTAGAGCGGTTTATTGCATCTGTCTTGAAAACAGAAGTGGTTTAAAAGCCACCGGGGGTTCGAATCCCTCCCTTGCCGCCAATTTGTAGTTGTAAATTGGTATACCGATACGATAATGCCGGATTGAGGATCATGCCGGTTCGCTTGACAAAAAACAAGTAATTGATTGAATGCAATGAATGTCAAGAAAGGTGGTACGACCGAAACAGTGCTATGGTAGCTTCACGAACCAATGAAGCAAGGTCAGAACAAACTATCAGTTTACAACTAATATGGATAGATGGCTGAGTGGCCGAAAGCGGAAGTTTGCTAAACTTCTGTACGTTTAAAAGCGTACCACAGGTTCGAATCCTGTTCTATCCGCCAATTTATATAACCCTATAACATTATTTTATGTTATAGGGTTTTTTGTTATATTTATAACAAATGGAACTATTTTCTAAAGTATTTGAACGACACAAGCAATTATTATATGAATCATTATATGATAATTGGGAAGATCGTGTAGATTGGACCTCTATTATTTCATTATATGGATCTTCACCGGTATCTAATAAACAAATTGAAGAAATATTTGAAGAAACTGAACCGGTTATACCAAATATAAAAGTAGATAGTCGTCCAACTGAACAATTTTGGTTAATGTATAATGCGTTGCCGCCAAAAGTTCAACGTATTGCTCAAGAATCGTATAAATTATTTCTTGTTGATCCATACAATATTCGATTGCGATTTCATCGGTTAAAACAAGGACATGAGACATATGCTGTAAATATTGGAGGTAGTTATCGAGCAATAGGAATCAAACAACCGAGTGAGCATGACGTTCTTAGCATAAAATGGATTTGGATTGGATATCATGGAAATTATGATGATGAATTACATCGAATAAAAAAGAAAAAAACTAAAGAATAATTTTATTTGCCGTTGATGTTAATATACATTGACGGCATTTTTGTTTTAAGATATATTTCGAATGCATTTTATGAAAATATATCTCGAAAATCGTGGAAATACTAATGGCGTAGAAAATAATAAATTTTACGAATTGGAAACAAAAAACAATAAACTTTATTGTAGATGGGGAAGTACAAATCGATACGAAGAATTAAAAAACAAATATAATATTTGTGCCGGAATTAAAATTATTAATTCTAATATAAATGCAAAATACACTGAATTATTAAATAAAAAACAACGCCGTGGATATGTTGTTATACAACAAAATAGAACTCAAATTGAAAATAGACCAAGTGCAACTGGAAGAAAATTTGGTGTTGAAATAGAAACTAATACTAATTTAAGCAAAAGAGAGTTAAGTACCTTACTTAAGGCAAGAAATCTAAAAGTAAGAACCACAAATAGTTACATGCAATCGACTGGTGATAAATGGGATATTAAAAACGATAGTAGTTGTGGTTACGAAATTGCGAGTCCAATATTATCAGGACAGCAAGGTATATTTGATCTAAAATTAGCGGCGGATAAAATAAAAGATGCATTGAATGATAATCATATGCCTGATAATCATTGTGGTATTCATATTACAGTAGATGTTAGCGATTTTAATAAGATTGAGTTAAAACGTCTAATAATTGGCTTTTTAAAAGCACAAGATCATTTTTATAAAATGTGCAATTCATCAAGACAGAATAACACATACTGTGAAAAATATGATACAAGTAAAATAAATCAATGTATACGTGCATCTACTGTGTCAAAAATAAAAACAATATTGGGTTGCGATAAATATCGTGGATTGAATTTAACAAAGCTTGACAGTAAAGTTGTAGAGTTTAGAATGTTTCAGTCAGAATTAGGTGCCCGAAAAGTAACAAGTTGGGTTCGTGCTTGTGTAGGATTCGTAGAAGGTATCAAAACTAATAATATTACATTTACAACCACTTCTAAATTTACTAAAACTACATTTAATAATCTAATTAAAGATATATGAAAGCAATAATGGCAATGGCATCCAATAGAGTTATTGGAAAAAATAATGGACTTCCTTGGCCAAGTATCAAAGAAGATTTCAAGTGGTTTAAGGAGTTCACTATGGATAAAAACCTTGTTGTAGGACATTCTACGTTTCAAACATTACCTCCGTTGAAAGGACGCAATATCTATTTTATCAGTCGCCCCAAAGCAAAAACTCCAGATGATATTCCAACATGCGACTATAACTATTATAGCAATAGTTATGGAACACTCGGAAAACGATTTTGTTTTATAAACGACGTTACATACGGAATTATAACAGTAGATATGTTTGGTAATGAAAAAACATATAAAATTGAAGATCCAATTATTGCTGGTGGTGCAAAAATGTACGAATTATTCTTACCGCATATCACAGAGTTTTATGTAACTCATGTAAATGGAGAATATGAAGGCGATACTTTTATGAGTCCATTTGAGCATTTATTTGATAATCAACAAGTTATAAAGCAATTTGAAGGTGGACATAAAGTTATTCGTTATTCGAAAAATATTTAATACTTATTATTGTTATGATTATAGATTACATTGTTGGATTATTTCAAAAGTTGCGATCTTCACAGAAAGCAAAATTAAACACGATGTTTCCTCAAGACGTGAAGCCAAATTCGGTTGTTATTTTGGTGCCTGTCGCGCACAGTATTGAACCGGCAGTTGATGAAGCATTGCGAAAATTAGAATCATTTGGCTACACCGTCCGTAGAAAATATGGATTTAGTGCCATTGATCAGGGACGATGTGTTATGGCACAAGAAGCACTCGATGATGGATTCGAACATATTGTTTGGATTGATGCAGATGTAGCATTTTGGCCATATGATGTAGAAAAATTAATTAAATCTGGTTTACAATTTGCAAGTGCTCCTTATAGTGTCAAAGGTTGGCCAGCACTAACTACTGAATTTATTGATAATAAAGTAGTGCTTGGTGAAAAAGGTGGATTATATGAAATAAAATATGCTGCCACTGGATTTATGTATACACATCGTAGTGTATATGAAGCAATTGTCGCCAAAGAAAACATGAAACGTGTAAAAATATGGGGTGGGCAATACGAAGTATATCCTTATTTTTATCCACTGTTGATTAATGGAGAATATCTTGGTGAAGATTTTGCATTTTGCCATAGAATACGACATGCAGGAATTAAGCTGTATTGTGATACCAGAATTAAGTTAGCACATATTGGTAAGTATAGTTACAGTTTTGCATTTTTAGAAAAAGGCGTGTCTAAAGAACCAAAGTCTGTATCATATACAAAAATTGATAATAATACCTATAGTTAACACTTGACATTATCAAATGTATATGTTAAATTGCATTTGATATGAATACAAAATTAGAATTAACAAAACGCAGCATCAATGGATTATGGGTTGGTGATTGTATAGGAAACATTGGGCAATTATATTTTGCTCATGATATTTTAAAAGCACTTGATGAAGGAGTTGCCCGATTTGGAGATGGTATAAATCCCCACGGGCAACATTTTCATTTAAGCGATGACACTGAAGAAGCAATTGTTTTAGTAAACCATTTGAATGATAACGGACAAATTTTACAAGACAAATATGCATATGAATTATCTAAACGTTATTTTGAGCGTGATCCAGATGGAGAAATTTATGGATATGGATTGATGACACGTAGTGTACTGCGTGATATTTATTTTGGCAAAGATTGGCGTATAGCTAATCAAACCAAACCAAGAGTTGAAGGACCGAGTTTTGTTGATAAAATTGTTAGTGGCGTTGCCGGTGGAAAGAGTATTACTGCGGCAATGGCAGAAACAAATGCAGAATTGCAAAAAGAATTAGCAACTAAACCAGAACTAAAAATTGGTAGTTGTGGAAATGGTAGTGCCATGCGTGTACCTCCATTAGGAGCATTTATTCATGATAATTCTAAAAATTGGGCAGATCCAATTGCACATCTAATAGAAGAAGCCACTTTACAGTCACAAGTTACACATTGTCATCCAGAAGGCATTGCTGGTAGTATTGCAGTGTCATTGTTAGCATATTATTTGGCTCCATTTGGTGAATCGGCAAATGATCCACAGTTATATTCTGTATTAAAGGCAGATTTAACTCCACAAAAAATATATGATTTTATTTTGAGTTATTTGCCGAGCGGCAAAGTTTATGATGGTATTGTAAAAGCTAGTGAACTATCCTTTGATGTGCCTTTCATGAAACTTATTGAAATACTCGGCAACGGAACACACGTAACATGCCAAGACACAGTACCTTTGTGTATTTATCTTACTGTCCGAGGATTGTTTGTTTATAAGTTGGAGGAATATTATGAAAATACACTAATTGATACATGCAAATGTTTTGGTGACGTTGATACAAATTGCGCTATTGTTGGTGGACTTGTTGGTATTGTAAATCCTCCTCCTGCAAAATGGATACGTTACTGTCAACCAATGGAAGGTTTATTTGGAAGTCCATTACCAGAGCACAAACCTTTAGTTAAAGAATCAAAATCATTTGATAAATTAGCAATTAAAGAAGTATTGGCAAATACAGAACCAACAACAACTTCTGCAAAAGAAGTTGACGAATCATATGAGATGGAGTACAGTAATCCCGATCTTAAGAAACCAGTTGACTTCATGGAATTCTTAAAGAATCGTAAAAATAAAACCGTATGAACAAAGTAGACACAGAGTATTTTAGAGTTGTAAATGACATATTAACCAATGGTCGAGTAAAGAAGAACCGTACCGGCATTGATACAATTGGTATTTTTGGTGCTCAAGCCAAATATGATATTGATTTAAATGCATTTCCAGTTCTAACTACCAAGAAAGTTCATTTTCCTGCCATTCTCCATGAATTGATTTGGTTTATTAAGGGTGATACCAATATCAAATATCTTGTGGATAATAATGTTCGTATTTGGAACGAATGGGCGTATGTAAAGTATAAGAAGTGGTTTGAAACCAAAGGTGGAAGTTTGACTATTTTTGGCACTCGCAAAGATGGAGACCGTAGTGCCGAACCATATACTCAAGACGAGTTTGTGCAAAAGATCAAGGAAGATGCTGCTTTTGCCAAAGAGTTTGGAGAACTTGGCGAAGGAACATACGGTGGAATGTGGCGAGATTTTCCATTTTTTACAATAGTTGATGAAACTGACGTTGCCACGATGCCAAAATTCTCAGCACCGGGAACCAAGGGAATGTATTGTGGCGATGAACCATTAACTTTTCTAGGAAGAATTGATCAAATTACAAAAGTTCTTGAAAAATTAAAGAACAATCCCGACGATAGACGTATGATTGTGAGTGCATGGCATCCTCATTGGGTTGATCATTGTGCATTGCCTCCTTGTCACTGTTTGTTTCATTTCAACACCGAAGAATTGACCTTTGAAGAAAGAGTTAATCTATTCATAGAAAAGTACGGTTCTGACACAGGCATTACAATAATGCCTCCATCGCCAATGGAATTGGAATTTGATAAATTAAATATTCCAAAGCGTCGTTTGAATTGCTTGCTTTACCAACGTAGTTGTGATTTCTTCTTGGGAGTACCATTTAATATTACATCATATGCTTTATTGACTGCGATGATTGCTCATGTTACGAATATGGTGCCGGGAACATTTACACATACTTATGGTGACGCACATGTTTATACAAACCATATTGAACAATTTAAAATTCAAATGTCGCGTGAGCCAAAAGCACTTCCTAAACTATGGATTAATCCAGAAGTGAAGTCTTTATTTGATTTCAAATATGACGATATCCGTTTGGAAAATTATGATCCACATCCAGCAATCAAAGGTGTGGTGGCTGTATAAATGACACAACTAATATTAGGAATATTAATTTTAATTTTTGTCTATATAATCGGATGGCATCAACTATATGGGCAATTTATTAATCAGTTTTATAAGAAATATGAAATGTGGTTAATTTGGGCGAGTGTACCAAATACGTTCTTATCGATATATGCTACAAAACTTATAACGCAATATTTTGACGGCAAAATGTGGCCGAATAGAATATTCACGTTTAGTATTGGTATAATAATGTTCACCATATTAACTCATTTGTATTTTGATGAAAAACTAAATTTAAAAACCTTGACACTTATAGCACTTAGTGCTTTAATAGTCATACTACAGATATGTTGGAAATAAATCTATGAAGAAACTATTAGTATTAACTCTTACAACTGCAATTCTAACGTTCCAGACTGGATGTACTGTACTTCGATATAGTTTTGAACCAGCTTTGAATGAAATTCCAAAGGATGCAACAGTAACTAGAATTACAAACGATTACATTGAATACAATAAATATTCTACAAATGTTACACCTGTCACGATTGTAACTACAAATACATATCGTGCGTATTATACGAGTGATGGTAGAATTTTTGAAACAAAGCAAACAATTAAATGAATAATACAATCAACTTATTACAAAATGGTGACTTTGTAGTAGCTCCTGAAATGGAAGCTTGTGTAATATGCAATGCTATTACAAATGAACCTAAAAATAAACATATTGATTATAGATTCAATTACATTGAAGGTGCCGGACAACTATGTGAAAAGTGTTTCAATGAAAAAGTCCGATAAAATAAGTTGAAATCATCTTCATTTTACTATATATTGATGTGCATGTGATGATTAAACATGCACATACTTAAAAAATTAACAAATAAAAAAATTATGACTAATAAAAACTTACAAAATTATATTAACCACATTGTATTCGTTGTAGATTCTTCTGGATCTATGGGACATCTCTCAAACGAGGTTGTAAAAGTTTTCGATGCGCAAATCAAACATCTTGCATTGCGTAGTAAAGAGTTGGATCAAGAAACCCGCGTCACCGTTTATCTATTTGATAGTTCTGTTCGTTGTTTAATTTATGATAAAGACGTATTGCGATTGCCATCTCTAAAAGACTATTATAGAACTGGTGGAAATACATCATTAATTGATGGTACGGTGACTGCATTGGATGATCTTGCATTAACTCCTCAAAAATACGGTGATCATGCCTTTTTGTCATATGTATTGACTGATGGTGAAGAAAACAATAGTCGCAACACTGCAAAGACTCTAACTGATAAGTTGAGTAAGTTACCTGACAATTGGACGGTTGCTGTACTGGTGCCTAATCAAACCGGAGTACACGAAGCAAAGAAGTTTGGATTTCCTGCGAATAATATTCAAGTTTGGAACGCAACTGTTGGTGGTGTAGAAAAGGCTGGTGAAACTATCAAGGCAGCAACTGATAATTTCATGGCGGCCCGCGCAAAAGGAATTCGTAGTACCAAGAATCTATTTGACTTGGATATAACCAAACTGGACGCAAATACAGTTTCTTCTAATTTGACGCAATTATCTGCTACGCAGTATCTTTTAATTCCAGTTCAGACTGATAGTGTTATTAAACCATTGGTTGAGAGTTGGACAAAGCAACCATATGTAAGTGGTGCATCATATTATCAATTAACCAAACCTGAAAAGATTCAGTCTTACAAGCAGATTTGCATTCAAGACAAATTAAACGGAAAAGTTTATAGTGGAGTCAATGCTCGTCAGATTTTGAATCTGCCAAATCAGGAAGTAAAGGTTAATCCTGCTTCTCACGGTGCATTTGACATCTTTGTACAAAGCACTAGCGTCAATCGTAAATTGATTAACGGCACTAAATTACTAGTGTTGAAGTAACACTATATGGCTCGACAAAAGAATAAGGGCGACCTCAAAGACATTATTATTGCAAAATTAAAGAGCAGTGATAAAAAGGAGGTCGCCCCTTCTACACCAAAAAAGGTAGAAGCACAAAAGAAAGTGGCGGCTAAAAAACCGCCGACAACAAAAAAATCTGAGTCTTCTGACGAATCAGAAGAGTTGCTTTCTGATTTACGTGTTACATCCAAGTCAAAGCCATTGTCATGTACCGATTTTGAATGTTACATGTTTATTCCCGAAGATCGACGTGTTACAAAAGACACTGATGTTGGTAGTCGTGTAATTGTAGCAAAATATCCAATGTTTTATAAATTATATTTTATGGAATATATTGATATTGGTAAAAAACACTTTCCACATGGAGGCATAAAAATATACAATGCAACATATGATCAAACACAATATTTTTATTATGAATCAGTTGCAACACATCCAACTAAAAAAGATAAATATCGTGTAAAAAATCTTGATGAATAAATTTTGATATGTGACTGGTTATCGCATATCATTTCTATACAACCAAAAAATAGTAATATAAGTTAAAAAATACATATTATGGCTACTAAAACAAGTAAGCAAGTTAATGGAACAGCTTCCCAAAAGAAGTATGTTGTTATTCGCAGTGGTGGTATTCGTGTAAGTGATCTTGAATATGATAATGTTGATGATGCAACTCAAGAAGTTGAACATTGGCAACGTATTCTAAATACATGGCCTGACGGAACCAAAATCACCGTAGAAGAGTATAATGATAAAAAACATCGCATTTATTAATTATGAATACACCAATTGGATTACGAGAGCGCATTGCCAATGCGCAAACCGAAACTGAAGTCGTTCACTTATTGGCATCTGGTAATAATTTGCAATATGCAAGTACTCGTACCAGACAAAGTTGGAAACATACAGCACAACGTCGAGTTCGTCAGTTACAAAAACAAGATACGATTACTGTAACGGAGAAGTCGCCTGTTACTGATAAAAAGAAAGCAACCAAAAAGAAGACTTCTTCAAAAAAGTAAATATACATAAATACATAAATATAACGTCATCAAAAATTTCATTTGATGACGTTTTTTTGTTTTTGTAATTGGTTTGAAGATACTTATTGATGTATGGCAAAAAAACCATTAACTGTTACATATAAACCTTACATGTTACCGTCTGACTTCTCAGAGATGGATATTTTTATCGAAAAAAATAAAACTATAATGACAGAACAAGTTGTATCTTCCATTGAATATGCCATTGAAAAAAAACTAGAAATAGTTGAGGTTTTTAAATTTAAAAAGTCTGATTTCGTTATTACATTGTCACATGATACTTTCAAACAGAATTTAGAAAATGTATATAATTACTATATTTCGACAGAAAAATATGAATTATGTGCAAGAGTAAAAAAAATTGAAGAAAAATTAAACACGGTTTTATATAATTTAAACTCGCATGAAAAAAAATAAACCTACTAAGGATACAAGTCCGCTTGTGCCACAAAAATCAAAAATCAAAAATGAATTAACTATAACAAAACGTGAGTTAACAGAAAAACAAAAACAGTTTCTGGAACTTGCAATGGATAAAAATACAAAAATGATTTTTGTCAGTGGTCCTGCTGGTACTTCAAAAACTTATATAAGCATAATGGCTGCATTACAATTATTAAATTTAAAAAAAGTAAGTGATTTACTATATTTAAGAAGTGCTGTAGAAAGTTGTGATAGTAAAATTGGATTTTTGCCCGGAGAAGCAAATGAAAAAATGGCACCATATTTACAACCATTATTGGAAAAATTAAATGAATTGTTGCCTAAATCCGAAGTAGATATGTTAGAAAAAGATGGTCGTGTATCTAGTGTACCAATCGGATTTTTGCGAGGATTAAATTGGAATGCTAAGTGTATTATTGCTGATGAAGCGCAAAATATGACACAAAAAGAACTTATTACATTAATTACTCGTACTGGAGAATTTAGTAAAGTTTTTATTATTGGAGATCCGGAACAATCTGATATTGGCACAAAAAGTGGATTCACAAAAATTTTTAATCTATTCAATGATGCCGAAAGCAAAGAAAATGGAATATTTACATTCCAATTTACAGAAGAAGATATTGTAAGAAGTGGATTGGTAAAATATATTATTAAAAAAATAAAAAACTTGTGATAGAATATACTTATATATATTAAACGTATATGTCCAGTAAAAAAATCACTGATTTGACTAGTTATAGTGCCGCTGAACTATCAGCATCTAGCGGCACTGATTTATTATTTATCACTGATATAGCAAATCAAGAAACTAAAAAAATAACCGCAATCCAATTCGGACAATATGTTGTCAGTGTTGGAGGTAGTTTTACTGGTAGTTTTACTGGTAGTTTAATAGGAAATTTTACAGGAAGTTCTAGTGGATCTTTAAATGGCACAAGTAGTTGGGCAAACTATGCATTAACGGCTTCTTATGCTCCGAGTGCAGGAGAAGCGAATACGGCATCAAGTACCGGATCATATGGTTATGGACTGGTATCCGATAAAGTAGGTGTTGATTTGCGATTTAAAAAAATAGGGCAAGGATCCAATGTTATTATTGCACCAGATCCAAATGATAACAATGTATTAGTAATTTCGGCGTCTACAACCACAGCGGCGGGAGGTTCAACTGGTAATATTCAATTTAGATCATTGGCAGGCACTTTTGCTGGTAACAGTAATTTAACATGGGATACTAATAATAATAATTTGTTAACTGTCGTTGGTGGTATTGCATCAACAAGTTTTACTTCAAGTATTACAAACGCAGTTGGATTTTTAGGAACTGCTAGTTTTGCAATTTCTGCTAGTAATGCATCATCAAGTATTTCTTCCAGTTATGCATTATCGTCTAGCTATTCTGTAACATCTTCTTATGCTGCAACTGCTGGTGGTAGTCTTGGAGGTAGTGGATTCGCAGGATTGGATTCAAGTATTTATTATACATCAACGAGCACAAATACATTAGATACATATTATAATACATATTATTTTGTTAATCATGGATTTGCTGCTGCGCCTTCATTGATTCGCATAACATTGATTTGTCAAGTAACAGATCAAGGTTATTCTGTTAATGATGAAATAAGTGTTGAACAATTGCACGATGACACTGGAGGGGCAGATGATGAACGTCCAATTACAACTATTTGGGCAAGTTCAAGTCAAGTTGGTATAGCTTGGGCCGCATGGAGCGGAGGTGTATATGCACATGCCAAAACAGGTGGTCGGGCTACATTAGACCCTACAAAATGGAAAATTAAAATTAGAACTTGGAAATAATTTATGTCAGGAACTATCAAAATAAGTGAATTAAACACGTTTCCGGCCTTATTGACAACGGAAGATTTTTTTCCAATCGATAAAAGTAGCAGCTTATTAACATATCGCGCTACATTGGGTCAGTTGCAAACATTATTAAGTACCGGCAGCTTTTCGGGATCGTTAATTGGAAGTTCTAGCTATGCAACAAATTCTAATATTGCAATTAGTGCAACTAGTTCAAGTTATGCTTTAACTTCAAGCTATGCAAATACATCAAATAGTAGTAGTTATGCATTGACTGCAAGTTATGTATCTGCAAGTGGTACTACAATAGGACCGGGTACCGTTAATTATTTACCAACGTGGACTGGTACAAACACATTGGGCGATTCTAATATTTATTATACAGCATCTATCGGATATGTTTCTTATAATAGAAATATTGCAATAGAAAAGGGGCAAGCTTTCTTTATTTCTCGCGGCACTTTTAATTGTGGATATACTTTACAAAGCGTATATACTTCATCAGATGCATGGCAATTATCATGTGGCACAGAAAACACAGGTACTGCAAGAGGAATCTTTGAAATATCTACGTATAGTGGATCCAATCAGTTAATTAATAAACAAAGCAATGATCCAGATGGATATGGCACAGTAAGAGCATTGCGTGTTAGAGGAAATGGATTTTATTTTTGGCCATTGGGTGGAGCACAGTCAGTGTCTAGAGATGGCACGTTCAATATTGGTGTTGATTCTGGTACAGAAAATACATCAGCTCGTTTACTAATTTCTGTATACAGCGGAAGTAGTGCAAGTAATCCACAGACATATCATATACAAAAAGCAATTGAAGTTCAATATGGTAGTAGTAGTGCTGTTACAACATTTTGTGTAAGTAGTAGCGGAACTGTTATAGCAGCGGGTGGATTATATTTAGGAAATAATATAACACATACCTCACAAACATATTTGGGTGCCACTTCAAGTTTGTATCCAAATGGAGTGCGTTTGAGCGCAACTGAAGACCGATTAAAATATTTGCAATTTTCAAATAATATGACCGCTTCGGTGGAAATGCAAGCAGGTCAAATATATGATGTAATTGTAAATCAGGCAGGTATTACTCCAACAGCATCAATTCATTTTACTGGATCGTTTTTGAGTTCTAGTGGAACGTATCACGCCGCACCTATCATTTGGCCAAACAATACGCATCCACAAAATTACACAGGATCTACAAACACTGCTTCTTTATTTAGATTTATGTGTGTTAGTAATGGTGGAAATGGTCCGGGTGGTGATAACATTTTATATCCACATCAACGAGTAATTTATGGAAAATTGGTTGATTTAACATATTATTAATGATATTTGTTCAAATAGCGAGTTATAGAGATCCAGAATTAATACCTACTGTGTTGGATTTGGTTGATAAAGCCGATGATCCAACACAACTTCGTATTGTTGTGGCATGGCAGCATGATGATTTTGAATCGATTGATCCAATCAAAGATTTAATTAATTTTATAGATATACCTTATGTTGATAGTAAAGGTGTGTGCTGGGCGCGAAGTCTAATTCAACAACAATATAATGGTGAAGAATATACATTGCATTTGGATTCGCATCATCGTTTTGTAAAAGGATGGGACACTCTTTTATTGCAAATGTATAAGCAATGTCAATCTATGGGAAGTGAACATCCTTTGTTGACAACATATCTTCCAAAATATGATTCGTTCACTGATGAATTTATAAATGAACCGTGGCAAATAAGGGTAGAGAAATTCATGGATGATGGTCCATTGTTTTGTGTTCCGGAACCAATTTTAAATTTTGATAAACTGGAATCTCCAATTCCTGCTAGATTTTACAGCGCACATTTTGCATTTGGAAGTGGAAATTTGTGTAAGTTAGTTCCACACGATCCGGATTATTATTTTTATGGTGAAGAAACCAATATTACCGTTCGTGCATTTACACACGGATATGATTTATATCATCCACACAAATTGATAGCATGGCATCAATATAAAAGAAATTATCGACCCAAGCATTGGGATGATAATGTAAAAAACGGAAATAATATTACATTGCCTTGGTGGGAGCATGATGCAAATGCTACAAAAAAACATCGTGTTATATTTGGCATGGAAAATTCAACACAAAAATTTGAAAATATTTTTGGTAGTGTAAGAACAATAGCAGATTATGAAACATATGCCGGAATTCGATTTGCGGATAAATTTATTAGCGAGTATACTTTAAATAATTATCCTGCACCAAATCCTATTTAATATATATTAATTATGAAATTTATTAATTTTGAGCGTTTATTGGGATTAAGTTCCTTATTTATTGCATCGTGTGCAGCATTTTTTAGTATCATTGGTATTGGAATGTTGTTTAGCGGATCGGCCATTGCAGCGATGATTATGGCAAGCTCACTAGAATTAGGTAAACTGGTAGCAACAAGTTTTTTATATCGATATTGGAAAAAAACCAAGACGTTTTTAAAAATTTATCTTACAACATCTGTTGTTGTATTAATGATTATTACATCATTAGGAATCTTTGGTTATTTGAGTAGTGCGTATCAACAATCTAATATTGAAAATCAACTTATTGAACAAAAAATTCAAGTAATTGAAGAACAAAAAATATTAATTAAAGATAAAATTACTACATCAAAATCTAGAATTGGTAATGTTACTCAATTGCGCAATAGTCAAGAGGAACGATTGTCGCAAAGCATGACAAATACATTGATTGCAAGAAATCCTATTCAATTAAGACAAGTACAACAACAAACACAAGAGTTGATTGAACAAAGTGACAAAGACTTAGAGTCTGAAAATATAAAAATACAAAAAGCAACAGATGAATTGCAGCAATTAGATAAACAAATTGCTTCTTTAAAATTGGAAAGTGGCTCGAAAAAAGACGTTCAGACTTTTAAATTTGTAGCCGATGAGTTTGGGGTCAATATTAATAAAGTTGTCAAATGGTTCATTATTGCATTGATATCTGTATTTGATCCGTTGGCAGTGTGTTTATTATTGGCGTATAATACTGCAATTTTTGTAAAAGAAGATAAGTCTAAGCCGTCAATAAACGATAATTTAGATGAAGTGAACCATACAGACACTACAAGTGTAGTTAAAGAAGAACAATTAGATGTTCCAGAAGTTTCTTCACTTGATACGTCTTCTGTGGCCCCAATTACGCAAGAACTACCTGCGGTACAACCTGAAGTTCCAGTTGCACGTTCTCGTCCATATCCATTTAGTTTTTAAATATTTTATTGCTTTTCATAAATTTGGTTATATATAGATAACAGTTAAGTATAACCATATATGGAAGAATCTGACATACAAGAAGTAAAAAATTTACTCAAACAAGCGTATAAAATAGAAGACTGGTCAATGGTAGAAGAAGCTATTGATTATCTAAATGATTTTTGCGATTCAGCTTTAGACGAAGAGGAAGAGTAAAAATAAAATAAATATATGATATTGACAATCGTTATATTAAGTGTATTATTATTCGTATCTATTGGAGTTAATGTTTATTTTGGTGCTATGTTAAATCGTAGTATTGATAAAAACGAACAATATGAACAATGGATTTCTGATATTCAAGTCGCAATTACAATAACTTATAATAAGTTGAAAATGATTGATGACAAACAAATGTTTGAAAAAGACGATGATGTTGGCTTTGTTTTTTCAAACATTGTTAAATTGATAGAAAAGTTAAAATCACAATTATGAGAAAATCTATAAAAAAACGTAATAATAAATTAAAAACTAAAGTAATCTCAAAGAAAAAAAATAAAAATAAAATTAAACTTCAAAAAGTAAAAACAAAGCCAAATAAAAAAATTACAAAACCAACAAAAAAAGAAAAGAAGAAAATTGACAAGGAACCCAGTATAAAAATTGAGGTTCCTGCAATTATTTTGGAGACAGAAGAATTGGATGTCAAAGAAAAAAAGACAAAAAAACCTCCGGTAATGTATTTTACTCAAGACACAGAAAATGCAGTTATTGAATACAATCAAGAGGAAGATGTAGAAAAACGAAACAATATTTATAATGAACGTATTAAATATAGTTTTGAAAAATTGGTAGAGAATATCTTTAATACATTTAAATTTACATATTTTGAAACATCTCCAATTGAAATTCAGAAAGAAACCGTGGCACATTTGGTTGCTAATTTAAATAAATATCAACAAGACAAAGGAAAGGCATTTGGCTATTTTAGCATTGTAGCTAAACATTATTTAATATTTCATAACAATAATAATTATAAGCGTTTCAAGCAAAATGTTGATATTAGCGACACTCCGAGTGAAACAACCGTTTGTTTGCAAGTAGAAGATGCGTATTATAAGAATACAGAAATGTCCGAGTTTATGAAAATGATGATTGATTATTGGGAAAAACATGTTGGTAAAATCTTTACCAAGCAAAAAGATTTAAACATTGCCAATGCAGTTATTGAATTATTTCGCAACAGTGATCGTATTGATGCATTTAATAAAAAAGCACTCTATCTTTATATAAGAGAAATTAGTTCATGTAAAACTCAACAAATTACCAAAGTTATTAACAAAATGAAGCAATATCAAAATAATATTACTAAATCGTATATAAATAATGGTATTTTACAAAATAATCCTTACAAAATATAATATTTATTGATTATGGACTTTGAATTTGAAATTTATAAAGGTAAAAAGTTTTCATCTTTATTAAAAGATATTGTTGTAAATAGTGAAGATCGAAATGATACTATTCAAAAATTAATTGATGATTTGCGTATAATGGTAAAAACACCAAACGATGCGATTATCATAATTCCTTTAATAAAAGAATATTTGGATGTCACTGTTAAAAACGATGAACAATTGGTAAAATTGGCAGCAATTGTTCAGCGATTGGCATCAAATAGTTCCGGTAAAGATGGTGAAGGTGCGTTTGGTTTGAGTGAAGAAGAACGCAAACAGTTAATGGAAGAAGCAAATACGATTGCTAAAGAAGTTACAAAACCACTGCCATCAAAAGATAAATAATATGTCATATTGGAACATAAAAAGCGACATTGGTAATAATTCTCGTATTCATGACATTGGATTTAGAGGAGGTGATTCATCTGCTCAACTATCTGAATTTTATGAATTTGAAGAAGCAGTTGTACTAGATGTAATCTATGATGAAAATCATCCAGAAATCAAAAATCTAATTGTAAATCAATGGCCGGATAACTATAAGGACGAACCTGCTAATCCTAAAGATAAAAATTATAGTTATATTGGCCGTGTTTGTTTTAGATTACTACATTCTCAAATTAATTTACCAAAAGAATCTTTATCATGGGCGAAACCAGCACATTCCACTGGATTAATAGAATATCCACTATTAAACGAAGTTATAACAGTTGCGAAATATCGAAATGAATGGTATTATTTTAGAAAATTAAATATAAATGGATTTGTAAATAATAACGTAAATTTTAATGTAGAAAAGACTGAAGGAAATACTTCGGGAAATCGACAAGATGATTTTCAAAACATTAATAAAAATGCTGTTTCTATACAAGGACCAACGTCGTTCACTGGTCCAAAATCCGTAAAAAATACCAATAACAGCGGTGTTATGGGTGAATATTTTACAGCCAATAATAAAATACGTGCTATACGAAAATTTGAAGGTGATACAACACTAGAAAGTCGTCATGGTCAATCTATTAGATTTTCTGCATATGATGCACTGAGAAAAAATGATATTGGCGATTCTCGATACTCAGATTATAAAAATAGTGGTAATCCAATGATATTGATCAGAAATCGTCAACGTCCTCTTGGAAATGATAAAAAGGATATTCCTCTGCATCCTTTGTTGAATCCAATACCAAAAATTACCAATTTAGAAAAAAACGCGGGTGGCATTATTGAAGAAGATATAAATAATGATGGAAGTAGCATTCATATCACTTCTGGATTAACAGAAAGCGGATGGAAAACCACCGTATATAAGACTATTTTCTGCAAAGAAGTTAATGAAGAACAATCATTATTTTCTCCAAAAGGAGCCACTGAATTTATAAAACCAAAATATACGGGTGATCAAATCGTTATACAAACGGACAGACTTATTTTTAGCAGTCGATTTGGTGAAACATTTCATTATAGTAAACAAAGATATGGAGTTGTTACGGATAGTGAGTATACGGTGGATGCGCACGATCAAGTGGTTATAACTACCAATAAAAAAACTGTAATAAATAGTCCTGCAATTTACTTGGGACAGTATGATGAGACCAATGAACCAGCATTGTTAGGTCAAACAACACTTGATTGGTTATATGATTTATGTGAATGGTTGAAAGCCCATACACATTGGTATAATCATAGTCATCCTGATGCTGGTGGTGCTGAACCGAATCAAACACAAAAACCAGTACAAATAAAGCAATTGGAAGCATTGCAAGCTCGATTAGAGCCATTATTGAGTCGTAGAGTATTTTTAACCGGTGGGGGCTATGCACTTGGAGCAAATGGGATAAAGCCAACAAATACAGACAGTAAAGTAGAACCAGTTACTATTAATACGCGCAATGGAAATGGTGTGCCGGGAGGATTTTACGGTAAAAATAGTAGAAAATTAAATAAATAAAACCAACATATTCACGATAGTTATTATATAATATTATGAAAGCGGAACAATTCAAGCAATTGATACGAGCAATCGTACAAGAAGAAATAAAAAAATCATTACCTACTTTGGTACCACAAATTGTTGCCGAAGCATTGGCTGGTAAAACTGTAAAACCAAAGCTTATAGAAACAAATAATGATAATGAAGATTTTTTTGAAAGTTTGAAGCAAGAAATGTCTGGAACTCATGTTCCAGTTTCAAGCAAACCTAAACAAACAAAAAAATTTACCAACAATCCTTTATTAAATCAAGTTTTGAATGAAACTGAAGGTGGTGTTCCTCAAGATGTTAGTTATGGAACACAAATGCAACGTCCTAATTTTACTAAACAAGGAGCGCAGCCATTGAATATTCAACCACAAGCTTCACCAATATTGAATGAAGAAACAAAAGCACAAGCCGAAATCGGAGCATTCAAAGATTATCGTAAATTAATGAAAGCAATTGACGTAAAGAAAAAACAAGGTGCATTTGGTGGAGGTAGTATAGGTGGATTAAGCATCGATGGTGGTGTACCAACTGATTTTAATACAATTGATTAAATATGAACCCTATTGGATTGGTATTACCATTGACTAGAGGAAATAATGGATATTTTGATCAGTCATATGACACTATGACACAGATAAAAAGTAACATTATAAATCTTTTGCGTACCAATAGCGGAGAACGACGAATGCAGCCGCAATTTTCTTCTGGTTTGCAGGAAGCCTTATTCGAACAAAATTTACAGAATACGCCTGATTTGATTAAACGTATTATTGAAAAGAAAATAAATATGTGGATTTCTGGTGTTACTGTTGAAAATATAGATTTAAAAATATCCGCCAGTGAAAAAGATGCACTTGCTGATACTTATAAAGTGTATTTAAAAATTATATTTAGATTCAATCAACAGACGGATTCTGTATCTATGGAATTTATGTCTAACAACATATAATGTATGGCTGATATTATTCAAAAACAATTTAATACTGGTAAAAAGGATTTAAAGTATATTAATAAAGACTTTAATTCTTTTCGAGATGCATTGATTCAATATGCACAGACATATTTTCCAAATACTTACAAGGATTTTAACACTGCTTCTCCGGGAACAATGTTTATTGAACAAGCTGCGTATGTTGGTGATGTTCTTTCATATTATGGTGATTATCAGTTAAAAGAAAGTTTATTAAATTATGCTGGAGAACGCAAAAATGTAATTGCGTTAGCAAATTATTTAGGATATAAAACCAAACCTACAAAGGCAGCGGTTACTACTATTGACGTGTATCAATTGATACCTTCTATTAAAAATAGCAACAATGAATATGTTCCTGACAACACATATGCATTATCATTGAGAGAATATATGCAACTAGTCAATAGCGCAGGAGTATATTATTTGACTACTGATTCTGTGGATTTTTCAGTAGATACAAAAAATTCACCAAGAGAAGCAACGGTATATTCAAGAGATGATTTTGGAGTACCACAATTTTTCTTGTTAAAAAAATCAGTACGCGCAATTTCTGGTAAAATAGTAGTTGCTAACTTTAATTTAAATTCGGCACAGGCATTTTTAAATATTCCACTCACGGAAAATAATGTAATTGATATTTTAGATGTAAGAGATAGTGATAATAATAGATGGTATCAAGTGGATTATTTGGCACAAGACTTGATTTTTTCAGAAGAAGAAAATACAAGCGTAAATGATGGGGATTTATTTCAATACAATACAACTGTTCCAAAATTATTAAAATCATTTATTACATCCAGAAAATTTACAGTTAATACAAATGCAAATAATGTAACTTATTTACAGTTTGGACCGGGTACAGAAAGTTTGTCTGATGAAGTTATTTATCCATCACAAGACTTAATAGGGATTGGATTACAAAATATTTCCAATTTAAATTTATCATATGATAGTAGTAAATTACTTAATACAAACAGCATGGGACAAGCTCCTGCGAATACTACTTTAACAATCAAATATATTGTTGGTGGTGGAGTATTAAGTAACTGTGCATCTGATGATATCAAAACAATTGTATCAGTTGAATTTGCCACAGATACAAGTGGATTTACACCTTCACAATTGGCATTAATACAAACTGTTAAAAATTCATTACGTGTAACAAACCCAGTTGCTGCAACCGGAGGTGCAGATTCAGAAAGTGTTGATGAAATCAGACAAAATGCATTGGCTTATTTTGCATCACAAAATCGCGCAGTAACAACAGATGATTACACTTCAAGAATATATAATCTTCCACCACGATTCGGTACAATCGCTAAAGCATATGTTGTATCTAATTCTAATTTAAATGTTAATATTAATAAATATGTAAGTGGATTTAATGATAATAATGATCAAGTTACTTTAGTAAATGATGCTGTTTCCAATTATTTTCGGAAAGTAAATTACGATGTATCAAATCCATTTAGTATTAATTTATATATTTTAAGTTACGATTCAAATAAAAATTTAACTACAATCAATAGTGCATTGTTATATAATTTAAGAAAATACTTAGAAAAGTATAAATTATTAACGGATGGTATAAACATCATAGATGGTTATATTATTAATTTTGGTGTGGATTTTAAAATATCTGTATTTAATAATTACAACAAACGTGACGTATTGAATACATGTATACAAAAAGTTAAAGATTTTTTCGTTATTGATAAATGGACATTTAATCAACCAATTAATATTAGTCAATTAGAACTTGAAATAGCTAAAGTAGAAGGTGTTCAGTCTGTTGTAGATATTAAATTTAAAAATTTAACAATTAATGATGGAGAATATTCACCACATGAATATAATTTAGAACAAGCAACCTCAAATAAAATTATTTATCCTTCATTAGATCCATCTGTATTTGAAATTAAATATCCAGATAATGACATTAAAGGAGCTGTAGTATAATATGCATCATTTTATATATCCATCTAAAGACACATATATTACCAACGAAACTAACTACCTAAGTAAAAACTTGGGGCTGGATGAACTTTTGGAAGTAAAGGCTAATACTCAACTTTACCGAACTGTAACAGTTTATCAAACTGCAAGTATTTCACAAAGTTATGCATCAGAGTCGAGTTTATATTTGTTTAATGGACAAATCAGTGGATATTTAAGTGGTTCTGATATAAGTTCATCACTTCGCATTTCTTCAAGTGCAGATGTTCAAGGCACATTGGTCTTTACAGGTCAAATTACTGGTAGTATAAATGGTACAACTACTACATCTAGTGTAACTAATCAAACTGGACATCTTTCAGGTAGTTTGTCAGGTAGTTTAACTGGTAGTTGGTACGGTATTATTTGTAATGCATCCGGTTCAGTTAGTAGTTTTTCAGGATTACTTCAAGGAACTGCGAGCGGCACTGGTAGTTTTTACAGTCCATTGACTTCATTTGAAAATATACCATCTCTTAGCCGTGCATTGTTAAAATTTGATGTGTCTGCAATCTCAAAATCGATTGCAGACGGATCAATTGAAAATACAGGATCATTGAAATTTATTTTGAAGATGGAAATTGTTGAGGCGGCAGAAATTCCACTTTCTTATTCTATGTATGCATATCCCGTAAGTCAAAGTTGGGAAATGGGAGATGGCTATTATGAAACGGGGGGCTCTAGCTTGGGAGCAAGTTGGTATTATAAAAATTTTTCAGGGGATTCTGGAAGTTATTGGTATCCAATTATAACAGGATCAACCTATAAGTTTGTAGACTATTTAAATACAGCATCTTATTCTTCTGAATCATTTAACAAAGGAGGCGGAACGTGGTATTACAATGTACCAAGTGGATATGTTTCGGCATCAAATGGTTATTGCCATACGATTTCTGCAAGCAATAGTCTTATTGCTCGACAAGATTTTGATTATGAAAAGGCAAATCTTTCAATTGATGTATCGACAATTGTAAAATCGTGGATTTGCGGATGTATACCAAATGAAGGTATTATTTTACTTACTTCTTTAGAGTTATCACAGGCAGAAACAACAAAAGGTACTTTTAAATTTTTTAGTAAAGATACCAATACGATTTATGTTCCGTATTTAGATGCACAATGGGATGACAGTGTTTATACTACGGGCAGTTTAGTAGCAGTTAGTGAGTCAAATCCATTTACAATAACACTGCGCAATTTGAGTAAAAATTATAAATTTGGTGCAATGCCAAGAGTTGATGTGTACGCACGACCAAAAAACCCTTTAAAAAACTTTGTTCGGGGATATCAGATGAATCAATTTTTGACATCTAGTTTATTACCAACAAGCTCATATTATTCTATTAAGGATAATGAAAGTGAGCAAGTAATTATTGATTTTGATAGTTCAACCAAACTAAGTTGTGATGGTAACATGCATTATTTTGTATTGGATACAACATCATTTGCACAAGAACGATTTTATCGTATTTTAGTGAAAGTTATTACAAATAATGAAGAACAAATATTTGATAACGGATATATATTTAAAGTAACTAGATGAAATCATTTGACACAGAACTAAAGCAATTTTCTATTGACGGCATATTTAATAACAATTTAGACGATGCCGGAAATATTAATTTAAATACTGATCCAATTGAAATAAATCAAAGATATATTGAATTTGGACTTAAAAATTATTTATATAATAACGAACAAATTAAGTTATTGTATGATGTAGATATTAAAGAATTTGCAAAACCTACATCGTCAATTGTAATAAACACAACGGATACAACAGTTAGTCAATTGACTCAAGAAAATGAAAGCTTGAGAAATCAATTAAATGCCGTTATTGCGGCAGATAATCAAAATAGTGCAAGTGCTGTTGTAGATGCATCAAAAGATGTAATTATAAATTTACGAATCAAATTAAATGAAGGTAAAACATCAGACGATTTCTCTGATGAGTTTCCATATTTAAAAAAATAACATATGGCATTTCCATACAAAACAATATCAACTAATATTGACAGTATAAATTCTGGATCTTTTTATGATCAAGCAGATTTGAATACAATTTTATCTGGATCAACCGTTGATAAATATTTTGGTACATCTGAACAAGATGTTATTGAATTTTCAGTTTATGATATCGACGAAAATTTACAAATATGGAAGCAGATTCCTGTCAATCCTATTTACAATGTTATTAATAAAACCTACAAAGATGTAGATCAAAAAGTAATAACATATAATTATAAACAATATAATAGTGGATATCTAATTTCTTTTAACCGTGATATATTATTTGATACTCTTGTCCATTTAAGTTCAAGCAATATTACTAATGGTAATCATATTGTTTCATACAACAATATTCGTAATATTGGAGGCACACCAGATTATCCTTTAATTATAAAGAACATTTCAGTTTCACGTAAAGAATTGCAATTGATTCCTTCATTTAAGATTGATGCTACTAATGAAGAACAATCTTTAATAAATTTAGAACTTGAAGCATTTGCTACTAAAAAATTTTTAATTCGTGATATTATTCCTGTATTAGTTCAACAATTAGATGGATATCAAATATATGCACAATCAGAAGAATTGATTAATAACAACAAGCAAACATTTCAAATAATGAAAACTACATTTGGTTTTCGAACGGATTTGGATGTTATAAATTTTCTAAATGAAACGTATATTGGATTTACGAAACCAATACAAGGCAATGATAGTCAGATTATTTACGATATTTTTGATGGTATTTTAGTATATTTAAAAAATTGGCTATACACATATTATAAAAATATTGAATCTGCCGAGCAATTACAATCAAAATTTCAATATATTATTAATAAAGCTACTGAAATTCGTTTACGAAAATTAAACACTTTTTTTGGTACTAATATAGTAAATCAGGCGTTAATTACAAATTTTATCACTCATATTTTCTATGATAATTTCGTAAAAAACGTAATTAATCAAATTAATGTCGATTATCAAAACAAATATTTTAATTATTTACAAAATGCATTAAATTTTGGTAATAATAATTTTATTACAATTTTAAATTATGAAGGTTATATTGAAAGCGGCATTGTAAATATAATTGTTAAATTATTGGATTATTTGCCTAAATCAATCGGCTTGAGAGATCATTGTTGGATTAGCAATATATCATTGCAACCAATGATTCAGAAATTAATTTTGAACGCACCAGTTGTAAAACGACGTTTCAAAATTGCAGGACCAAATTTTAATGTAAAAGTAGACGATTATAAATCAAAACCTGTAGACTATCAATCTAGTAATGATTTAAAACTTTCAACTACACAAAACACACAAGTTCAATTTTATAAGAAATTGACGGAATTAAATATTAATTACAGTGATTTTTCAGAATTTATATTATTTTCTTCAGCCGAATTAAGAATAAAATTATTTTTGAACAAATTGTCAAAAATAAATTCTCTAAACACCAAGTTAGTACAATATACTAGTGCATCGATTAGTGCATCTGCCGCAATTAGTAGTTCTTATTCAGTTGATTATAACATCATACAAACACAAATCAACACTATCTACAATGGATTCGATGGTTATGATGTATATTTAAATACTTTACCATCCGCAAGTCTTTCTGGAAACGCTTTAACAACATATCTCAACGAAGCCGTTGAATATGATAAAAATAACCGAGATAGTTTAATAAATAATACTCCTGAATATATAGTTGTTGATGGAGATAATTCCGACTATTTGATTTTCTTGTCAATGATAGGACATCACTTTGATAATATATATTTGTATTATAAAAAATTTCCAACATTACAATATGTTGATAATATAGAATTTCCAACGGACGATTCCGTATTAACAAATGCGTCTTCTTCTTATATTTCTTCGTTTGCAAATATTTTGTTGGAACAATTTGGATGGAAGCCTATTAGTTCATTTGACAGTTCGACTATTACATCAACATATTTAACTGGTAGTAATAGTGTTTCCGATGATGAAAAATTAAAAACAATATGGAATCGTATTTTGCAAAATCTTCCAATTTTATATAAAACTAAAGGAACTGAAGAATGTATTCGTTTACTTGCAAATATTTATGGTATTCCACATAGTTTATTAAACATCAAAGAATTTGGTGGTAATAACACATCTCAGGAAGATCAATCATCATATGTATTTGATCAAAAGTATTATTTTACTAGATATCAAGGTCAAAATGAAGTAGTATTGCTTCCAGCACCAGCAACATTAAAATCGGTAGAATTTAAATTTAAGGTTGATGAAGATCATATTTTCCCACAAAATGTGCCTATATATTTGATGACCAATTCTGGTAATGATTGGAATATTCGTATCGTAAAAGATGTAAAAGATAAATTTGGAAAAATTATTTTGTCTTTTCAAAATGAAGATTTAATTATTGATGACATTCCTATTTTTAATGGTAAAATTTATAGTGTTTTAGTTAAAGTTAAATCTGCTATAAATGATTTTGATGCAGGGATCGGCAATCCATCTTATTTAACATTCAGAGTAACATGCGTTGAAGATGACCGACTAGTTTTTGATACTACAAAAACTTTAGTAATTTCGGATGAGTTTACTGACTTTTTCTATCTAAGTGGAACGATATATGCTGGGAACTATGGTGGTTCTGGAAATATATTCTACGGAAACATCGATAAAATTAATATTTGGTCAAGCGAATTGTCAGATGATGCGTTTTTAGATCATGCAAGAAATTTTGATGCGTATAATAATTACAGTTCATCTACAAATTATAGTGATTTGTACTACCGATATAGTGTCGATTATCCAGTAAATTTATATACATCGTCTGGTGTGTATAAATTAACAAATGCGAACAAATACTATAACAGTATTACTTCATCCGTTTATAATTTTCCGCAAACTACTACAACAATTGTCAATTGTGCAGAAATTTCAACATCGGTGTTTCCATATCAATTTGATGAAATTAATACCCGTCAAAACATTAAACTAGACAACGCTGGTCCTAATAAATATAAAAATTTAAAAATCAACAAAGTCACAGAAAATGTGATGGCCCGATTGATGCCAAATGAGCGTAGTGTAGTATCAAACACAGTAGTACAAGATTCTAATATGATTGGAGTTTATATTTCCCCATTCAAAATTAGAGATGATGATATTAATAATTTTTTGGGCAATTATAACCTGATGGATAAAATTGGAAGTCCAAATGAATTATATACTGATCAGTATGAATCATTACGAATTTTACGTAATGAATATAACACTAATAATCTTGCAGAAAAAGTATTATATCAAGAATTTTTAACATTATATAAGCATTATTTTGATGGATCATTTTTTACAACAGCACGTCAATTATTTCCAGCAAGAGCAAAAATTATAGATGGCATATTAATTGAACCAAGTGTTATTGAGCGTAGTAAATATCAAAACAAACCAATTGATAGTGGTCTTATTAACGATTTTAATATTAGTGCATACGATCAGGCCTATATAGTCACTGGTTCAAATATACCAATGTTGCCAACCGAAGTTTCATCAAATATTGCAAAAAATGGAAATGAAACTACCGGTCATTTAAATAACTATATTAGTAATTATATTTCAGATGCGGATACGTTAAAGCGTAGAAGCGTATTTTTGATTGGGGGCAATTATGTTGATAGAGATCGCACCGGATCATTACAAACATACACTGCATATAGTTCAAGCAACAATAAAATTTTAACAATTAACAACGTCACTGCAAGCCGTGATTTCATATATTATAATTTTAATCTCAGTGGCAGTGCAACATCAAGTGCAGATTGTATAGATTATAACTCTTATCCAAAAGGACATTTATCAACATTAAATCGTCCATTGACAAGTTTTACAGTGATTAAATTAGAAAATAATTCTATAAGTTCGTCTGTATTTGTCAAATCTCAACAAACTATATATACAACAGTCAACGATCAAGGCATTCCGGATGGAAGTTTGCCAGTTGAAATTTCTAACGTAAATACTGATATAAATCAACTTTCTTTGACAACTATTTAATATTTAAATGAAAATAGTGCAGAACAAACATACTTATAAGTAATATGGCATATTTAGACAACAACACACTGACAGTAACAGCAACATTGACTAAAAAAGGTCGAGAATTGCTTGCAAAAAATGGTAATTTAAATATCACATCATTTGCACTGGCGGACGATGAAATTGATTATAATCTTTATCAGTCAAATCATCCGCTCGGTAGTGCATATTATGATTTGGCATTGAGAAATACTCCTGTTTTGGAGCCTTTTAGTGACGAATCTCAATTAATGAAATATAAATTAGTTACATTACCTGCTGGTGTCACTGCAATCCCAGTTATTAGTGTTGCACAGTCATCGATTGATATTCCACGCGCATATGCTGCTGACGTTATTATTTCACCAAGTACCAATCCAACATACAACACAACATTGGGCTATACAGCAATTTTGGGAAATAAAAATATCGGAACATTGATTGTAACTCAAGTAAATAGTTTGAATAGTGTATCTAGCACCATACCAAGTTTTGCAGGTGATGCTGTAACTGAAAGTTCTCAAGTTGTTATTGGTATACAATTTAAATTTGTTCCAAATTCAGCCCTTAACGTAACCACTACGTCAACTATCACAATTATTGGTAATGAAAGTGGTGGCAGTTTGACTATTCCAGTAAAAGTAACCGTATAATATTATGATATTTAATCAATTTTCTGATACCGACATTGTTTTGGGAAGAACAAATAGAGTTTCTTCTGGATTTTGGCTAGATGGTAATTATGCTCATTCACAATCAGCATTATATACTTCTTCTACACAAACACAAATAACAGGATCAAATGGAGCAACTGATGTAAAAAGTGGTTTGTATTATTTTGATGTATATAATGCGAATCCTGCAACAGATATTAATGCCCAAGTTCATTTTGCAATTGCATACGGAAATTATAATTATTCTGGATCAGGTGATGCTAATACAAGTAGTTTAGCAAATCCTACAAAAGTTGTGTATTCACAATATAAAAATTATTTACTCAATCCAGACGATAATTTTTTCAGTTTTAAAACAGGCAGTTATACTACAGTAGATTCAACAACACTAGTGACAGGATCATCTATTTTTGTTGTTGCATTCTCAACTAACAAATTCAAAGATCGTGTTGATGAAGGTCAATTAGAATTTACACTAAGCGGAAGTTCTGGTAGTTTTAGTTATATTGATGATTCTTCTGTTGTCAAAACACAACAAGACGTATACAATATTATTAGCGGTAGTGTAATAAATGGCGTACCTACACCATATTATAGTGCAAGTGCAATTAACTATACTTCTTTTGGGTTATTTTATCCTAAAAATGGTGTAATTATTTTGAACGCAGATTCTGTGAAAAACCAAGTAGGAATAACTGTAAATGAGTCAAATACGGGTGCTTATAAAGTAAATCAACAATATTTATTTAATGCATTTACGCTTGCGAACCTATCTGTTATGAAAGTTCGTAAATCGGAGTTTTTACCATCTCGTCAATATTTCGTGCGTGTTAAGAATCAAGATTTTAATTACAGTAATAATCCTACTTATGTTAGCGATGGAACTGATGGAAAAACCAAAGGAACTATTAAAATCACTGAGTTTTTAACTGATCCAAAAGCATATCCTACAACCATTGGATTGTATGATGAATCAAACGAATTGGTTGCAGTTGCTAAATTAAGTCAACCTGTTCAGAAAAATTTTGATAGCGAATTGTTGATTCGTGTACGATTGGACTTTTAAGATCTAACATGATTAAAAATTTAAATAGAGATGATATTCAAGTCACTCCATTTATTGCAGCCAAAACATGGAACATACAAAATATAGAAGATACAGATCTAATTTTGTGGATGTCTGGCTCAGAATCTGGATCACTATCTCATATTTATATTGACTATGGTGATGGATTAACATCGTCATTTGTTAATAATTCATGTAGTTTGGCATTGCAACAACAAGATTCGCAATTAACACTTAAATATCAACGTGGTATAAGTGGTAGTTTAACATATTTTCCTACCAATAATCCATATTACGATTCTGGATCACAACCATTGAATCAAGATGGCACATTTATGAACGTGGTGTATACTGTTAATAAAAATTTATTTTATAATACATATGACAATCCTACTCAAATATGGGGCTTAGAAAATATTAATTTAAATTCAAATCATAGATTACTAACTGATGCAATGGATGTATTTACATTATCTAAAAATCAATTTGGAGAAAAAATTATTCCACATTCTGTTATAATACAAGATAATTTAGGAGAAATCGACTATACAATAGTCGATGATGGAAATACAAATTTAATATTGGATGGTATATATTTCTCAACATTTCAAAAAGTTACATTTGAATCGACATTATGAGTGTTAATATTGATAATTCTAATTATGGATATTCCGTGGCAACAAACAAAACATATATTGTTGTTGGTAATCCATCAATATTTGCATATTCTTCTTCAGTTTTTGGAACAGGCAGTGTCGAAGTGTTACAATATACAAACATTACGGATGCGTATAAACATAAAGATACAATTAAAAAAATATTTCGACCATTAGTATATATTGCATCAGAAACTCCTGATATATTAATGACTGATACAGGATCAAATGTTGTTACAAGCTCTCAGATTTTGTATGAGTATGATGATTTAGTTTATACAGCAAGTCGTTTCGGTCAATCAGTGGCTGTGTATGATACAACATTAGCAGTTGGAGATTCTTTATTTTATTATAAATTTTCTGATAATGCTACTACTGTATTAACAGGTTCTGGTGTTGATATCTTCTCATTATCTGGTTCCATTTCTCAAACAGCAAGTTACGTTACAACTATTGAGAACACATTTGAATCTGGATCATACACTACAAATACTTCGTTTGGTGAATCAGTATCATTGTACAATAACATATTAGCTATTGGCGCGAGTAATATTTCAAGCAGCAAAGGCGTAGTTTATTTATACAAAAATATTTCTGGTACATGGACTTATTATCAAACATTAACTGGAAGTGGTACTGTTGCAAACAGTAAATTTGGAGGTGTTGTTAAAATAGATCAAAGTGGATCATACAATATTATTGTTGGCAATAAATCATTATTAAACTCAAACGTGTATGTTTTTAACTACAATTCGTCAAGTGGGTATTGGATAGAGGGTGCTGTATTTTCAGAAGATAGATCTCTCGCATTAACACAATCATTACAAGAAGCAAATAATAATTGGCCTCCGTATATTACTTCATCTGTTCATTCATCAAGTTTTGGTCATGCTGTTGCAATATATGGGTCATCTCTTATAATCGGATCTCCAACGGACATGGTATATTTTCAATATGACGGATCTGATATTTTACATAAACGAGGTGCAATATACTTTTATGAAGATTGCACTGATAGTGGCAAATATTGGCGATTAACACAAAAGGATTATGGAACAGCAGAATTACTAACTACAAATTATTTTGGATGGGATGTTGAATTATATAATACATCTTCTGTTGTCACTTCTTTGAAAACAAATTGGCCATTTACACAATCATATTTAGAAAACACGCTTTATAAAAAATATGATTGTAATCCCAATGATCATGAATATAATATTATGGGACAGGTCGTTGTTTATCAAAAAAATACTGAATCATTGTGGAATCCGATTACAACATTAACAAAAAATAAAAAATATGGCGAATCATACAGTTTATATGGTTATGATGCTGCATTATATCAAACATCAATAGTAATTGGATCTCCTACTGTTTTAAAAAAAAATGACATAAATTCCGTAACACAGTCTTTATCTTTTGTATTTATAAATTTAATTGATGATGATGGAACAAATATCGGTGGAGTGGAATGTGATGCGTCTGGTGGAATAGGTCCATACACTTATTTATGGGAAGACGTTAGTTATATACAATCAAATCAAACCGCAGATACATTGATTAATGTCTCTGGTCCTTCCGATTGGCAATTAACAGTTACTGACAATGTGGGTGTAACAACAAGTAGTATTGTTCATATTTATAGAGCGGCATATGAAACACAATACGCAGACTCTGCCAATACTACATATGCTACATATCCAAGTGCAACGACATGGAATAGAAATTTGACTACAATTGATCAATTTAATAATTCATGGGGTTCTTTGTCGGGTGTAACATTGTATTATATACCGCTTCACAGAACAAATTATTATGCAGTCAGCAATCCTGTTATTGGATTGTTGCCTATGTCATGGAGTTTAACAAGTTCTGTTACAAGTTCATTAATAATCGGTGGAACTACCTATTTAACGGCATCATATACATTTGGAACAGTAGCTGGAAGTTCTTCATTAGGAACAGGTTTAGGAATTGTTGCGACTTCAAGAACTGGTTCTGCAAACTTAACTTCATCCGAATATACCGATATTGCTACATTGAATTTGTTTACAGGTAGCGGTAATTTGTCAGTGACACATAGTTCGGAGTATCCAACACTTGTAAACAATAATACATCATCTTATGTTGTATTTTCAACACCACAAAATTTTGGATATGCTATGGTTAGCTATAGATATACCGTTCCTCGACAATAAATTTATGAATATTATAAGTGGCTCCGCATACATATACGATCTCAGCAATTTGGTTAATGATCATGTTGTTGGAAATGTATTTTATCGTAATGGAAAATTTATTTTTTCAAATAGTGGTTCTGTATTTGACGAATTATTGAAAGATAGAAGCGACGTAAATTTACCAAAATACGATATTACATATAAAAGTCAACAAACTATATACGAAAAACAAGTTTTGTGTCGCATAGAGCCGGGTGAATTTAATTATAGTACAAATCCAAGTGCATTGATACCAAATGTTTTCGAATTTGATATTGATAAGAATAATTATTTTTCATATGTTGATTTGGATTTAATATTACGTTATATTAGTTTAAAAACAAACGGAGATTATCAATGGTATAATTATTTAGAATTTACTGATGATGACCAAAATTGGTATGATTACTATTCAGAAAAATACAATCTGACTAAAAAAGATTCATTTTATCATGCACCTTATATCGGATATCTTGAATCTATTTATAATAGTTTTGATGTTGACGGAAATAATAAAATTCAAATAACCGATGCGTATTTAATGTTCAAATATTTTACAAATACATTAACAAAGGATGTTATTTTTAAATATGCTGATATTCGTTCAAGTCGCAAAAGTGTAGAATCTATTGTTAGATATTTGGATGAAAAAACTGGCAAAAATGGCTATGGTAAGATAAAAACAGAATTTTTTAATTATGATTATAGTTCATCTTTAGATAAAACTGGTTCATATTTGGCACCATTTATTACTACAATCGGTTTATATAGTGGAGCCGATTTAGTTGGCGTTGCAAAATTAGGCATGCCAATAAAAAATACCGGTGAATTACCATTAAATATTTTAGTTAAATGGGATATTTAACAATATTTATAAAAAGAAAGTATAAAATATGCCAAACCCAATTAACAGAGATTCGTTAGCCACAGACTTAGAAAGTCGCTATAAAAAACAAAAAGCAGGAGGGGCGTTTGATGCTAAAAATATTATTACTGCTGAAGACACTATTGCGACTTCAGTTGAACCATCAATTCAAGGTCAAAAATTTACCATTGATAAAGGCGGGTTTCGTGTAAAAATGCCAACTGGATTATCGAGCCTTGCTGATGTACCAGATCGTAGAAATAGCACTTCAAAGGAATTATCTCAGTATACTAAAGGATTATCAAATAAAAAATATAAACCATAATAAAATAGGTTACTATTTATGGTTATATGACATTAGGATTTGATGCAAGCACGACCACCGTAGGGTGGTCTTTTTTTGACAAAAATTTAGTACAAGATTGTGGATTTATAGACATAAGTAAATTGACTACCAATAAAGAAAAGACGTTATTTGTTATTGATGTATTAAAAAATCATCCACTTATTGGTAAGGTTGATAAAATTAACTTAGAAGCAGCATTAAGTGGATTTGCAGGAGGATTTACCAGTCAGCAAGTTATTATAAAACTTGCAAGATTCAATGCGTTGTTCGAATATATTATTGGAGAATATTGGAAAATTCCTGTTAATTTAGTGAGCGTAAATACTATGCGTAAAAAGGCATTTGGAAAATGTCGCATCAAAGGAATAAAATCTAAAGAATTTGTAAAAATGCAATTAGAATCCAAGATGTCTCTTGTGAAATGGGACAAGAAAAAGAAAAATGGTAATTGGGATGATAGAAATTTTGATATGTATGATGCAATAGTTTGCTCTATGTATTGATATGGATAGAAAAAACATATTAGAACTTGTTCGTAAAGTAAAAAAATTGGCGGATCGTGGGGTAGGTGGAGAGGCAACTTCCGCAAAAATAAAACTTCAAAAATTATATGAAAAATATCATCTTACAGATGATGATTTTATTGAATTACAAGAGTCATATAATAGATATTTTATAATTCGTCATATATTTGATAAAAAATTATTATCTAATTTAATTTGCATGATATTGGAAACACCTGCATTTACGTGTGGTGAATCTAATAACACAATTAGAATTAAATTGACAGATGATCAGTATAATAATATTTTGAACGCATATGGATATTATCAAAAAATGTTTGATGATTATTCAAAATATTTAATGCAAGCAATAATTTCCAGAAACGCTATTGGATTCGTACCTAAACCAAAACAAACTTCAGACCCGGCTCCAGATGTTCCAAATTTGGAAAATACAAAGACTAGTGAAAACGAAAATAGCGGAAATAAATCTTCAGAACCAGAATTTGACATGATTAAATTGATGAAATTGGCAGTCGCTATCGAAGCGAATCCTTGGAAAAAACTTTCCGATGATAAAAACTTGCTAGATACACGTTGTTCTGTTACATTCGATCAAACTAATCATGCTGAAACAAGAAACAATTTTAGTAGCTCTTAATAAACTGTTTAATCAGACCGCCAAAATTCGTAAAGGTACTGACGCAGTATACTACTGCCCAAGTTGTAAGCATTATAAAAGAAAATTGGAGGTTAGTCTTACAACAGGTAAATATAACTGTTGGGTTTGTAATTTTAGTGGACTGAGTTTCCGTTCATTATTTAAAAAATTACATGCATCCTCTGAATTTTATGCAATACTTGGTGAAGTTGAGCAAATGCGGTCAGACGGCACTGAGTGGAAAATAAATTTTGATGAATTGCACGAAGTAACTGCAATCAATAAATTACCTGATGAGTTTAAACCACTAGCTATTCCATCCAATACTCGTCATTATAAGATGGCATTAAATTATGTACTATCCAGAAATATCACGAAATATGATATTTTACGATATAACATTGGGTATTGTGATACTGGATATTATCAACATCGTATTGTAATACCATCTTATGACGCAGATGGTAAATTAAATTTTTTCTCAGCCAGAGACTATCTTGGTTTATCTGGACATAAATATAAACTGTGTAATTTTTCCAAAAATATTATTGGCAATGAATTGCTAATTAATTTTGATGAACCTATTACATTGGTAGAAGGACAATTTGATGCAATTTCAGTGCGTCGAAATGTAATACCTTTGTTTGGAAAGCATATGTCTAAGAAGTTAAAATCTAGATTGCTTGAAAGCGATGTGCCCCGCGTAAATGTATTGTTAGATAACGATGCGTATGCAGACACAGTGAAATTATGCGAATACTTAGTTCGTAATCATATTCCTACAGCATGGGTTAAACTGGAAGAAAAAGATCCATCTTTACTTGGATTTGACAAAACGTGGGAAATAATAAACAACTCTCCACTTATTGAGTTTGATAATTTAATTAAAATGAAATTGATATGACAACATACCTAAATACACCAATTAAAAATTTTACACACATTGTGCATGTTGCAGATGTGCATATTCGTTTATTGAAAAGACACGATGAATATCGAGAAGTTTTTCAAAAATTCTATGATGAAATTGATAAAACTCCAGCGACAACTATCGTTGCAATTTTAGGAGATTTATTTCATAATAAAACAGACTTGGTTCCTGAATCTGTAAAACTGGCCAGTGATTTTTTGAAAACGATTGCTGATAAACGTACTACAATATTAATTGCAGGAAATCATGATGCCACATTAAATAATAAAAGTCGGTTAGATAGTTTAACATCAGTCGTTGAACCATTAAATCACCCTAACCTATTTTATCTAAAAGAAAGTGGATTATATGTTATAGGTAATTTATTATTCAATCATTATTCTGTATTTGATGATTATACTAAATACATTCCTGCTTCTAGTATTCCCAAAAAATTAATTAACGAAACTGATTCTCGGATTGCTCTTTTTCATGGTCCGGTACAAGGCGCAACGACAGATGTCGGATATAAAGTAGTAAGTAAAACTGTTTCAAATAACAGTTTTGACGGACATGATATTGTATTACTAGGTGATATTCATAAATATCAATGTCTTCAAGAGCATAGTATCAATTATAATAATCCGGTTATTATCTACGCTGGGTCAATGATTCAACAAAACCATGGCGAGGCATTGGAAAAACATGGATATGTTCTATGGGATATCAAACATCACGAACATAAACATATAGAATTACCAAATGATTATGGATTTTTTACGGTTGAAATTGAAAAGGGTAAATTACTAACTGATATCAGTAATATGCCAAAAAAAGTTACACTACGAGCAAAGTGTAAGGAAACAATTCCATCGGAAGTAAAATCTCTGATGAATAAAATTGGTAATAAACATGAATTGATTGAAATTACTTATGATAAGATCAATACCGATGAAGAAAAGAAAAATATTATTGATACAACAAATATTAATCTGATTAGTATTGCATCAAATGTTGATTATCAAAACCAACTCATCAAAGAGTTTTTGTGTGAAAAGAAGAAGGAAGTAATGACTGAGGATTTGATTGATCAAATCTTTGAAATCAATAAAGATGTAAATAGTAAGTTGGAAAAGGAATTAGTTCCGCGCAACATTCGTTGGAAGCCAAAACGCTTTGAATTTGAAAACATGTTTTCTTATGGAGAAGGCAATGTTATTGATTTTACGACTATCAAAGGATTAATAGGACTATTTGCGGCAAATACGAGTGGTAAAAGTAGTATATTATCTGCACTATCTTATTGTTTATTTGATAAATGTGATCGTGCCTTCAAAGCAATTCATGTTTTAAATACGCAAAAAATGAGTTTCAATTGCAAGTTTAATTTTGAAATTGAAGGAGTTGATTATTTTATCGAACGTATTGGTATTCAAGATAAAAAAGGAAATGTTAAAGTTGACGTAAAATTTTATCAATTGGACAAAGATGGCAAAATGATTGATTTGAATGGTGAAGCACGTCGAAGCACCAATGATGTCATTCGTGATTATATTGGTACATACGATGATTTTCTTTTAACTGTATTGAGTATTCAAAATAATAGTGTCGGCAATTTTATTGACATGGGACAGGCAGATCGCAAGGATTTGATCGCCAAATTTATGGGAATTACAGTATATGATCAATTGGATCAGATTGCCAAATCCGAGAGTAAAGAAATTACCACTCTATTAAAAAATTATAACAAGACAGATTATCCTAAATTACTTGAACAACGAATTCAAGAAATTGTTGTATTTAATAAAAATATTCAAATTGAAAATATTGAATTAGATAAACTTGATAGTAAGTTTAAATATGAAAACCAAAGATTGATGGACGAAATGGCAAACATTATCAATGTAGGTAATGTACCTTCCAATATTGATGTGTTAGAAAATAACAAGAAAAAAATTGTAAATGATAAAACTACATTGGAAGAAACCAATATTGCCATCAAACAATTGGTAGAAAAGTTAAAAGAATCTATTGATCAGATTGATGTAGAATTAAATAAATTTGATTTGCTTACATTGAAGAAAAAGACAGACCGATATGACACATTAACACGCGATCTTCAAAAGATTCAAAATGAAATTGATAAAAAGAATGTAGAACTTTCAAGTAAAAAATCAATTTTATCTAATTTTGGAAATAACATGGATTATGATCCAAGTTGTTCATTTTGTGTAAAAGTAAACAAGAAACATTCAGATCATATTAAGAAAACAAATGATGAATATCATATGATCGAGGTAGAATTAGATGCGTTAAATATTAACAAGAATAATCTTATCGATAATATAAATTTATTATGTGATGTTGTAGAGCAAAACAAACAAGTTAACTCACTCAATCAGAAAAAATCCGAATATGAAAAGAAATACAATTATGCAAATTCGGAATTTTTGAAAAATTCTACAAAACTGATTCAATATGAAAATCATTTAATAACTCTGGAACAAGACATTCAATCATATTATAAACAAAAAGATGCGATTGAATCTAATAAGGTTGTAAATGAAAAAATTAGAATCATAAAAGAAAATATTTCAAAACTAGATATCCTTATAAAGGATTCAGCACGAAAAATTTCTGATTTAAATGGAAAACTAATCTTAGCCAATGATCAAAAATTAAATTATGAAGAACAAATTAAAAATGCCAAACTATGGGAGCTACAACAACAAGCTTACACATATTATATGATGGCAATCAGTCGTGACGGCATTCCATATAACTTGATTAGTAAGGCGTTACCTACCATTGAAGCAGAAATTAATAGTATTTTAAGTCAAATTGTTGAATTTAATATTAATCTAATTACAGATGGTAAGAATGTTATCGGCTACATCAACTATGACGGTAAAAAATGGCCTATCGAAATGGGTAGTGGATTGGAAAAATTTGTATTGTCTCTTGCAATACGTGTAGCATTAATAAATATTTCCAATCTACCACGTCCAAATTTTATAGCTATTGATGAAGGATTTGGTTGTGCTGACAAAGATAATTTGAATTCGATGTCGGCATTGCTATCATATTTTCGTAATACATTTGATTTTATTTGGGTAGTAAGTCATCTGGATGCTATGAAAGACATGGTAGATAAACAATTAGAAATTAAGAAAGAGCGTGGTTTTTCCAAGATTGTAGCGGTGTAAATGAATAACGGCATATATTTATGGATATATGCCACAATTTAGAACAGGTAACAATTTAGGATTATTAAACATAAAGGTAGATGCAGAGGATACATCATTTTTATCCTCTGCATATTTTTTAATTACGGAGTTTAATGGTAATTTTAATCTTGGAAAGAACTCATTAACTGTAAATAATCCATCTTCTGATATTAAAATCGAAGCGTATGATGCAAACGGAAATGTGTTATATTATGAAAAAGCTATCAATACCGATTTTATTAGAAAAACACAAGCAGTTACATATGCATTTCATGTTTATAATCAAAATGTGAATGGTATTGGTAAAATAATATTGATTGGTACATTTAACGGTAAGTTGATTAGATATATTACCAATGTTAATATAGATAATACTTTAATTAATGATAGTAAAGTTCGATTTTATGCATCTCCCACAATTGAAGTAACTCCATTACTCTCATATGTAACTCGTACAAATACGTCTGAAACAAATCCAAAAACAAGTAGTGGATTATGCTATTCCACCGCTATTTTGCCGGGAAGCAATTTTAATACCGATGATAATAAATATAATAAAAATAATATCGATTATCAAGTGGTTACTAAAACCACATCATTTAGTTCTAGTTTTCAATCATTTGGAATGACATTTAACATTTATAAAATTCGTAATCCAAATGGCGTAGGCGAATTAGAAATTAACCAAACATCGTCTGTGAATGTAAAAAATGTAATTAATTACAATACCTTACAACTAGAATCTCCTATTATTTATAAAAATCCAGCAAATAATAAAAATACTGTTGTAGAAATAACAAGCGGCAGTTATTCAATTAATTATTCTAGTTATCTTTATAGTCAAAGTTATTTTACAACCGCAAGTTATATTAGTGAAAGTGCTGGTGCAACTACACGTTATAAAAAAGTCTGCATTGCCGAAATTACTTATAAAAATTTAGATACATTTAGCGGAACGGTGGTAAGACATAAAGTTTATAGAAAAAGTCTGAATGTGGCAAGTGATTATGTTCTATTATTAGATGAAAATTTTTCTAACAATGAACAACTTAGAAACAATTTAGTACCTATAAAAAGTTATCAAAACTTAGGTAATTTTTACACACAATCATTTATTGATACTTTTTGGTTTTCAAGTAATGGTTCTACATCATTAAAATACGACAGTGGCTCTTATATAGATGCATTGAATATCAGTAGTTCTACAACTATTTCTGGTGGATATGTTTTAGTTAAACTCAACACGGATGCTATTAATTATAGAAATGCCACATATGTACCATTCAATCAAAATGCATATTTAAATCAATCCGGTTCATCTTATGATACAAATTTTTTAAAATTAAATCAAAATACAGATTATGTATTGAGCTTCAATTGTAACTTATTGTCTAAAGATGCGGATCAGATAGCACATTTAGATTTTTACTTAACAGGTTCTTACATAAATAACAATAAACAATCTGGTTATAATGCGGATTATGGTATCAAACTTGCAAGTATTGAAATCAATGATACTAGTACTTCAAAGAATTTTTATAATACTTTACAGTTTAAATTTACTCCATTAAATGATATCTATGGTACATTGGTAATTGTACCAAGAGGTTTCAAGTCGTTGGTTTTAAATAATATATCGATTAAATATGATCGAACAAATGGATTTAGTCCAAGTTCATATAGTGTTCGAATTCCATTTAACGTGAATCAAGCCAAAGAATTATACGATATAAAATCAGAACTATACGATAATAATTCAAATTTAGTTTATTCTAATTTAAGAACAATTCAAACATTTGATCCAAATGGAGAAAGTAGTCCGTCAACAAGTACATCCGCATTATTTTCTGATTTGACTGCAACTGGTACAATTAAATTTACTTTGCCTGCAATTTCATCTGGCTACAACTATGTTGTTTGGAGATCTAGTGATAATCAAATTGGATATTTGCCATAACAAATTATAAAAAAACCTATAAATATTATAATCTTGAATTTTTGACGTATATTTATATTTAGTTTTATATAACAAAAAAAACTGATTTTGAAAGGAAATATAATATATGCCAATTACTGAAGGTGGAAAATTTAGCCCAGAAGACAGAATCGTGAGTCCCGGTGTGTTTACCCGAGAAAACGATTTGAGCGGCGTTGCTCAAGGTGTCGCTGATATTGGCGCAGCAATCGTTGCTCCGTTTCCGCAAGGACCGGGGTTTGCGCCAACATTAGTTACGAGTACCGCAGATTTAGAAGAAAAGTTTGGTGTAGCTGATGGAGTTTATTACGGTCCATACACTGCAAAAGAATATTTAAAGGAAAAGGGATTTGTAACTGTCGTTCGCGTAGGTGCATTAACAGGTTACAATCAAAATAATCCATTCGTAATTTGGGCAGAGCCGGGATCATATAGTCGAAGTGGTAGTGTCGGTGCATTTACAAGTGCAAGTTCGTATGTGCTATATGATACTAATAACATGTCTGCCACATTTGCATATACATCATCCGCAACTTCTGGATCATTGACATTTTTGAGTGGTGCATCATTTATCGGTAAATTCAAAAACGTTCAAGGTAATGCGATTAGTGAAAGTGTATTCAACTTCAATAGTGGTAGTGAATTATATTATAATCAACAATTTGCATTTGCGTTTAACACCAATACTACTGCATCTGGAGTTTATGTAACTAGCAGTATTCAAGGTGGTGCTGCATCAGGTACGACTAAATTATTACAAGCTTTGACAGAAACTGCTGGTGCAAGTGGTAGTGTGAGTGGTTCGTTCAACAATTCAGTAACAGTTGTCAATACTGATAATGGTATTGTTACGGATGGAAGTGCTATTAGTTTGATTAGCGGTTCGTTTACGTCATCAGTTGCTACTGGTGGTTGCGGTGTTCAACTGGTTGTAAATGGTATTATCAGTGGATCGTTTGGTAAATTGACAGGTACATTTACTGCAACAAATGGATCATATGGTAATCCTTGTAGTCCACTTTCACAAAGTGGTCGTGTACCACAAGTATTGGCGGTTCTTGCTGATACTCAATACACTACATTAGATTCTACACTTACTGCTGCGGGGTTTGGTGGTAGCGTGTTGAGTGCAGTATCTGCTTCGACTGGAACTTATAGCGGTAGCGTAGATCGTGCTGCATTAGATTTCCAATTGAAATTAGCAAGTAATGGTAATACTGTTGGTTACTATGATTTTTCATTAGATCCAGCAAGTAACAAATATATTACAAATGTATTTGGTACTGATGCAACTGCTGGAAATCCAGCAAAGCAAGTTGCTGGAACCAAAATAGAAGCTGCATATTTGTATAAATTATTCGGTAGTAGTATTCAACGTGTCGCTTCAAAATACTTGACTGAAGGTTGGGAAATTCGTGGAGCAGTGTTGCCAAGTAGTAATTTCTCAACGTGCAATACATTAACATTTACCGATTCATATTCATTGAATTTGAATGCTGGTGATAGCAGTTATAGTTTAACCCATGCATATACTCCATGGGTTAAAAGTCAAGGTATTGCTCCTTGGAGTGCGGATGGTAGTACAGCAAATGCAACGAAATTTGAATTGTTTAGAGTTCATACATTATCAGATGGAACTAGTACCAATCAACAATATAAAATTGAAATTAGTAATGTAAAATTGGCTGGTACGGTTGCTGGTAGTGATTGGGGTAGTTTTACGTTAGCAGTTCGTGCATTCAGTGACACTGAAAAGAAACCTAAATATTTGGAAATTTTCCAAAATTTGAGTTTAGATCCAGAAAGCGCAAACTTTATTGCCCGTCGTATCGGTGATCGTTATAATTACATCACCTATGCAGGTAAAATTATTGAATTCGGTACCTACACAAATTTGAGTAAATACATTCGTATTGAAATGAGTGAGATTGCTTATCCAGTAAGTGCAGTACCATATGGATTCCAAGCTTATACATGTCCGTTAGGCAGTACAATAACAAATTATATTCCAGTTGTAAAATATAGCAAGGCAAGTATTTATGGACAAGCTCCGGGTAAATATGCATCTGGCACTGTATTCGGTGATATTCCATTGGGGGCCGATAGTGAATTAACTGCAT